TTGTTATGTAACTGCATATATCAGACAATACTCTTATTTGTCCAGGTATAGCTGTAGTATTGTGTTGCCATTCGGCTACTTGTTCATAGCTAGGTAATTCAAATACTTGTATAGCCGCATTGTCGCCACCTGTGCCCATACTAGGATCAAGTGCTACTGCATATGTAAATTCTGGAGTTGGCTTTTTGTACCAACGGGTTTGTCCCATATTTACTAAAGGACTATCGCCTTCCATTTCCGTAAGTATTAATGAACTAATAAGTGTTTCATCGAATACTAAGAATTCACAGTCATATTCTCGTCTAAATCTTTCTTCACCAATGCGTCCAAGTTCTTCTTCTTTCCACGCATCATCTCTGTCTGGATGTTCTTGCCAATAGCTTCTAAAACTATGAAATCCATTAACTCCAACTTCTTGTTCGTTACCATTTGCGTCGAATTTATCCTCTGCAAGTTTCCATATAGTAGCAAATGTATCTTCGTCTGAGTTTGGTGTACTTGTAAGAATAGCACGACCACCTGTTGCTAGTGTAGGTGATATTGATGTCCAAAAGTCTGTAGCAACATTAGGTTGCACAAACGCAAACTCGTCACAGTATAGTAATGAAATACTCATACCACGTCCTGTATTGCCTGTTGTTGTAGCACTAACAATACGCGAACCGTTTTCAAATTCTATTGAGCCTTTATTATAGTTTGTTACTCCTGCACGTACATGATCTGCACACAATTCATATCCATAGCGTATACGTTGCATAATTTCTTGTGCGCCTGTATACTTGTGAGCCGCAATAAGAATAGTTTGATCAGGTGTAAACATTGCATACCATAATAGATATATTGCAGCACAAGTAGTTTTGCCTGTTTGCCTTGGCAACATGTTAATATTAAATCTATGGTCGTGATAACTTTTAAGTAGCCTGTCTTGATATTCAAAAGGCTCAAACAACAGTTTACCTTTTACAGGATGTTGTATGTATGCAAAATTACGTGCAAAGTAATCATATCCATCTTTAGGATCCATGCACTTCATAAGATCTTCTACTTGTTCATTAGTAAAGGTTTCTTTTTTGTTTGCTTTTTTGGTTAATACACCATCTAAACTTTTGCTCATGCTATTTCCTTATACTACTACTTATCTAACAAAAATGGATGATTTACTAAAGCTTCCTCTAAATATTGAGGTATCTTTTTACTTGAAAAATTAATTTTTTCCACAAATCCGTTAATTTGATCTTCTAGTATTTTATAGTATTCTTCCTGCCAATTACTAGATTCTAAGTACTGTTTTTTTATGTCAAAGTTATTATTGTAATTTAAATTGAAAATAATTTCTTGATCAAAATAGTCATTAAGCTTTTCATATGTTTTGTTTTTTTGTATCATATCTTCGAAATATATTTTGTCAATACACGAAATTGAATTTTCTAAGTCGTATGTTATTTTTACAATCTGATGTAAAAAAAACATTAACCTTGGAATAAAAGCTCTAATATTACTAAAATCATGTGCTAAATCTTTACTTGAATTTGCATAAATGTCTATACTATTTCCATTATTATTTGCAGCATATATTGCAGCAATTTTACTAAAAAGTGCTTGCCAAATATTTTTTCTGATAATAATTATCGGGCGGTATCCGTGATCTTTTACTAGATAAACAGGATGCACCATATCGCCCGTAATTAACTTAAAGCCGTTATACTTACTAACATAATGTTTTTCTACTTCTGCTAATTTGGATTGCCAATCTAATTCTATTTTAGAACTAAATGTAGCAAAAGGCTCAAATAATTCAGTTTCATTGTCTTTTATTTCGGCGGAAATTTTTTTATAGATATAGATGTTATCATAACTATTAAGAGTTTTGGCTAGTGCCGTTGTACCTGTTCTTGGAGCGCCTAATATAAAAAATTTATTCATGCACTATCTACCTTTTGCTAGTTGTGCAATTTTATTTTTAATTTCTTCTAATGACAAACTAGCGAAAGATTTAATTATATGAGTAAGACCTTCAGATCTAATACTAAGTTCGTCAGCTATTTCATATATTTCTGCTGTTATTCTCCAAGACCTAGAACGAAAAAACTGCCTAGAGTCATTATGTAAGTCTTCTTGCATGAATGCGTCGAAGCAATCTTTATCTCTAAATATAGTTGTAATCTCTAAAGTACATCCATTATTTTTTAAAATAAGTCTTCTATCTACAACTTTCCTTTCACGCATGTACTGTCTAGCAAGGCCTCTAATTCCTGTGCCTCCAGATTCCTCAAATTCAGATCCCCTATACCAAAAATCTTGAATAGACTTAGCATTTTTACCTTCTTCAGTAAATTCTTGTTTATAAACTATCATGTGTGTATTTAATCAAAAAAATAGCGTCCGGAGACGCTATTGAGTTTTATATCTGGGGGATATTAGCCGCAGTGTGATGCGTATAGTTTTTCAAATTTTCCTTTACTACATCCATATTTTTCTGCTACTTTGTTGTACATTTCATGTTTAGCACAGCCACTAGCATTAAGTTTCATCATTTCTTTTTTGCAGCCCATTTCATCAAACTTTGCTGAGCCGTCACCTTTTTCTCCAGTTTTTTTGAATGGCGCTTCTGAAATAGATTCTTTCATTTCGTCTTTGCAATCTTTGCACATTTTTTTAAGTTTGTCTTGATCGCAATCTGGATACTTCTTACAAATTTCTGAAACACTCATTCCATCTTTGCAACATTTCATTACTGCTGATTTTGATGGCATCTTAGCTTCTTCTTTTGCTTCGCCAACTTTTTTAGATTTTTTATCTTTTACTGCTTTTTTCATAGGCTCTTTTTTGTCGCCATCACCGTCAATATCAATATAATCTGGTTTTGCTTTCTTTTCACTGAGTGCTTTGTACAATGTTTCTTTAATATTTTCTAGTGCAGGGTTAACTGTTCTAATAGCTTTGCGAGGTTTCTTTGCATGTAAGTCGCTGCCGTCACGAATGTTATCTTCATAGTCCCCCATGTCACCACGGTCTGATGTTTCTTCACCTGGAGCACTATTTGCCCACTCATCTGTTTTACCGTCTTTAGCTTCTTTGTCTTTAATAGCTTTTACTAATTTAGGAGGTAATTTTTCTTGAGCTTTTGTAATCTCATCAACATCGTCCTCGTCAGTCATTTTATCGCCAATGGCTGCACCTGCTGCACTTGGTAATGCGGCACCAATGGCACCACCTGCTGCTCCGCCTAAACCTGCGCCTGCAAGTTTACCAGCAACACCTTTGCCCAATGCACTAGCTATTCCACTACCTGCTTTGGCTCCTAAACTTGCGCCTGCGCCTGACAACGCACCTGTTGCGCCTGTAGCTGCACCAAGTCCTGCACCTAGTGCGCCGCCTGCTAATGTGCCTAGTAGTCCTGCTTGTAGATCTTGGTCGCCGTCTACATCATCTCTACCTGGAATGCTTGGGTCATCATCTACAGCTGATCTAAATTTCTCTATATCATGACGCATTGGCATTGGCATATCGGCCGCTACTGGTTTTCCCATACCAGCGTTGCCTTGCATAGCTGAAATCATGTCTGCTATTTCTGCGCCTGTTTCTGCGTTGACAGTCAAGGAAGCAGCTTCATTTAATTGCTCTTTAGTAGAGTTTTCAATGTCTGTCATTTGTTTAATTAAATCTTTCATATTGCTCATTTGTTTAGCCTCCCACGACTGCTTTAGTATTTTGTTTATGGCCTTCGATATCTTTTGACTCACCTTGTGGTGCGCCTTCGTTGCCAGCGGCTGCATCACGCTCATTGCGAGCAGTTTCTAATTCTTTAAGTAAATCCATTGTTCTGTTATCTGCTACTTCATTTTGTGCAGATTCACCACCCATATCTTCTTGTGTTAGCAATACATCATATGGAGCATCTGTAACTTCTTCTTGGTATGCTTCTCGAGGATCTTCTGGATTGCGTACAATAATATGACTTTGTGGAACGCCACAGCAATTTCCTAAGTAGTTTTGTAATACCTGTGTAGTAGTAGGATATTCTACTTCCGCTTCGAAAAAAGTAACTTCTGTATTTTCTAATTGTGGGAAGTCCAACGGACGTTTTTGTATTGGTGTTGCCTTACCGGTGCTAAAACTTAGCACATTAAATTTTTGTAATACAGATTCTAAACGATCTGCAATACCTTCAGGTAATTCACCGGCAATACCAATATTAAACGAATACGTTGTTTTTGATTCTTGTAATATTTGTGCAAATGATTTCATCTTGATTCCTCTACTATAAACTATTTATCTTTATCTAACCCTTTTAGCTTCTCTAATAAGCTATTTCGATCAGTAACAACATAGCCTTGACCGTTGATAATTCCTTCTTCTCCGGTACTATTTTCTTTGTCTATTTTCTCTTTTTTAAGTTGTAAGTCTATCATTTTAAGCTTTTTGTCAAGTTTTGCAGTTTTTGCGTCTAATGAAGTTTTTAACATGCCGCCTGCAACTTCGAATACTCTGCTAGCATAACGTGATTCAACATTCATTCCTAGATCCATTAAATCATCATACGCTGTTAATGCTCGTTGTGCAATATCATTTAGTTCATCATCAGCCATATTACCAAGTCCTTTAACAGCTGGCAATGCACTAGCAATCTTATCAAACTCTTCTATATCACGAAAAGCTTCTTGTTGTTTTTCTAATTCATATGACTTTTGTTCTGATTCTTGAGCTTTAGCAGTTTCAATAATTTCTTTTGAATCAGGTAAATTTAGTAAATCTTCTAATTTTTTAGTCATAGTTACTATCCATTATGTGCTACTATATTTATTCAAAAAAATTACTTTCTGCCGCCAGTATGGAATATATCGTCTTCTGTTACTATTCTAAATAGTATACCTTTTTGTTTGCACCAAGCTCTAGCAGATTCCCATTTAGCTTGATTTACTACCCATGATGCTTTATTGTATCTACTATTTCCTGTTTTTTCTTTAAGTACTTGATTTTTTGGTTTTACTTCTATTAATTCTACTCTTTGTTTGCCTCGGCGATCGGCGTATACAATAAAAAAATCTGGCACGTAAATTGTTTGTTTGCCTGATAAAGGATTTCTGTAAGGTATTCTTACTGCTTCACTAGCCCACTGTGATATAGCGTTATGCTCATCACAGAATTTCATAAATGTAAATTCCCAACCTGAACGATATGTTGGTGATCTTGTTCCTACATACTTGGAGGGATTTTTTAAGTTATATTTCCCTTGGGCAAAATGAGCCATGTCACACTATTATGTTCCGTTGATCAAAAAGTTCTTGCTCTGACTTTGATCTAAAACCTAACATACTTGTTTTTTGTCTATTCTGATTTAATATTTGAGCTAGTACATTGTTAAGTTGTACATCATCAATACCATTAAGTGTGTCTAGTAATTCAAAAACTGGGACTTCATCTATAGATGCTTGTTGCAAAATTACACTTGACGTATTGATAGCAGCAAGCTTATCAAAACCTCTCTTTAAGAAATAACCAATTACTGCATCTACTTCACTTGCATTATAATTTATTTCTGTTTTAAAATAATTATTGAAAAATTTTCTTTGATCATCACTATTAGATTTATTAAAAGTAGTGCCTGTATTTTGATCTGAACTTACCATTATATAGATATTCCTCTAGTAGAATCAATTGCATCAGTTGCTATACGCTGTAGTTTGATGTCTCCGTTAGTTGCTCTTGTTACTAATTCATCTTCTATTGCGGTTTTAGCTGGAACAAGACTAGCTCTATATGTAGATACTGTTTGTCCTGGTATAGCGTTACTGTTTAACGATCTAGTAACAAAGCTCCTTTTTGCTCCTGCGTTAATCTCAAATGTATTTCTTATTGTATCAACATCTAATATTCTGCCACGCCTTCTTTCTAATGTGCTTCTATCTTCTGGCTGACGTCTAGAGATAGTTGGAATACGAGATCCTGCTAACCCGCCTGGTTGCGGTACAGAAAATAGATCCCTCAAACCTGCTCCTATCATGCCTAATGCTCCGTTTTCGTTTCTAAGAATACTATTACTCCTAGAATCAGGGTTTGAAGTTCTTGGTAATATAGAACCCATACCTTTATTAAGAAACCTATCAAATAATTTAGGTAACGCATCAAACCCACTTGAAAATCCTGGATCACCGTACGATAGTGGACTCATTACGTTATCGTATCTTGTTTCTTCATCTGTAAATCCTATAGGCTGTCCGCCTTCGCCGACTGATCCATTTGAATATACTACACTTTCATATGCTACAGAAATACTGTTTGCATTAAACCCGCTACCGTCTGCTGACTCTACATCTCCGTGATCAAATTGTGTAATTAGTGGATTAATAAGTGTATAAGAAAACCATTGTCTTCTTGCAAGTTGATAAATCCTTATATTTTTAAAAAACGGATTATACTTATCGTTATTCAATCCGTAATTAGGAACTAGTGTATCGTATTTGTCTCTTGCATTATAGGCATTTTGTGATCCAAAAAAGCTGGAAAAGAATCCACCTTGATCTCTATGATTGCCATCTACAAAGTAATACATGTAGTAATCTTCTAGCAATCCCCTAGTTAGTCCTAGATTATCGTCATGAAATTGAATAGTTACGTCTTGATAGTCAATCCTTGTTTGCATATTCTTTTTTCGATTGTACTGCTGTTTGTTCTCTACAGATACACGATATCCAGGTAAGTCTGCTTGTTTTACTAAAACACCGATTTCTTTTTTATGCTGGTCTGTGTTACCAGCATTGCCGCTAGCTTCACCAGTTAACTCAAAAACTACATGATATAGGAATTTAGTTTTAGGAGCCAACGCGAAGTTGTGCTCAGTATATAACTGATGAGCATGACGTGCATCTCTAAGATGTACATCATTGCTTGAATTAAACAAATAAGGATCTTTAAAACTCATACTAATATTTATCCATAGTATAAACTGCGTATATAAAAAAAGCGGAAGTAATTAAAAACTACTCCCGCTTTTTAAAAGCCAATCTAGATAAAGGTTATGTTACCTGTGTGCCGCCTGATGCTGCTGTTAACGCTCTGGTAGTAATTTCACCAATACCGTTAATATCTTCTTCTGCACCAAACTGTATAGCATTATCATAACGAATACTTAATGACGTAGTCACTGCTTCGTTAGTTGCATATGCTAGTGTATTATAGTTTGCTGATTCAATGTAGCAACCAATTAAATGGAATCTATCAATTACTGCTGCTCCGTTAGCACCGTTACCACCATCTAGAATTTCAATTCTAGTTTGGAATTTGTAAGTACCACTAGATACTGCACTAGACTGTTCAAAGAAATCAAACTGTCTTTGTAACTGTTGTCCAATAATTTTTTGAACATTGTTGTTAGCATCCTCACGCAATGTAAGTGTAACTGGTTCCCAAGTGTGCTTACCTGCTAGGTAAGTTCTTGAATTATAAGCATCAAGTGTCATTTGTTCAAAACTAATGTTTGGTCTTGTGACATCTTGTACTTGTCTTGTAATCTCTCTAACACCATCTGGACCGCCAGTTGTGCCAAAGTTATCTAAAAATACCCTAAAGCGATATTGTAACTTAGGCATCAATAATGATGAGTTAGAATTCGCGCCTTCTGTAGGTATCGAAATATTTTGTAAAGTTGTGATTGGCATTTTCTCTATTCTCCTAATACATTATTATTTATACGTTTATGAAGGGCAATTTCTCACCCTTCATTAACTGCGTATATTATCCTAATGCTGCAATTTCACCTGTGTTTTTAATTCTAAGCGGTATGTAAATAAATTCAATCGCCTTAACTGGTTCTATAGCAACGTCTAAGTACAGCTCGTTTTTATCAATCCTTGCTGGTGTGTTATTTGATTCATCACACACTGTAACAAAGTCGTAAAGTGCTCTAAGACTTACTAACTCTAACATTAGCTGATCTGCAGCCGCTTTGATCTGATCACGTGTGATCTTATCGTTTGGCTCAAACAAGTAAGGTTTAGCAAGTAATTCTAACTGTGTTCTTAGATATACTACAAGTCTTGCTACGTTTACTCTGTCTAATGCACTTGCATTTCTAGCACGAGTCTTTTGTCCAAATACTACCAATCCTGCTCCATTTAAGAATGTAATTGGATTAATTTTATTTGTATAAAGTGTATCACGCTGTCCAGTGTTTAGTGCAACTGATTTAAACTCGCCTTCGCTAGTAATATAACCACTTGATGTTGCATTTGATACTCCGCCACGTCTTGTACCTGCTGGTGCAAACCAGGGGAACGCCACTTGGTCATTAAGTACAATAGTTCTTAGTGCCATATGACTTGCTGGAACAACAATGTTATTACCTGCGTTATCGCTTGAAAATCCTGCTGGATAGTACATGCCTAGATATTCATCATAGCTTACTGCTCCATTATCATTATCTTCAAGTGCTCCTCTGACGTTGCTAGCCCATTCATTTAATGATGTAGCATCTGGTGTTAGTCTAAATGGTGAGTCACCTACAACAAACGCTGTTAAACGTCTATCTGTATTTAGAGTAACCATTTCACCGATCAGTTCAGGATAACCTGGACATGCCATTAAGTTAAACTGACGTGATTCTTCGTCACGTATATCAGTATTACCATTAACCATTGCTTGCAATGCTTGTGTAACTGATTTACGTTGTGCATGACGACCAAATGTACCAGATCCATCTTCGTTGTTACCTGAGTCAGTTACCCATCTGTGCGGATAGTAACTTGCCATTGATACATCACTCATTCTTAAATTTAATGCTGTTAGGTCTATACTATTTCTATCAAACCGCTTAACATTAAATCCACTTCTGCGTAAGTTCCATAGCAACATACCTTTTGGATATAGTGCTGGATCTGGACAATCTGGATCTAAGAAGTTGCTTGTAAGTAACTCTGGAATTGTTCCGGATGGTGATGTAGTGCTTGTGCCACCGTCTGTACCAAATCTAGCATCACCAAATAATATACCATTTTCTGTTGTTTGATCTGCTTTATCAAGCAGTACAAATTTAGAAGTAGTACCGTTATATCTATATACAGCTGGATAAGCATCTACGCTTGCTGTACTAATCCAAAGATCACCATCAACAAGTGCAGTTAAATCTGACTGTGTAGTTGGTTCTTTAGCTGCTACAATTGGTCCTGCTGGATCACAATTTTGATAAGCTGCTACATAGTTATGATAACCAACCCATGTTGTACCATTATGAATTAACATGTCTACTTCATCAACTATTGAACTATACCATAGAGTGCCGTCTTCTGTTAAGCTCTTAGGTCCAGTAATTGAAGCTGTATATGTTAGCTCTTTCCAGTTTGAAGCAACCCAGTCACTTGCAGTATCACCTGTTGGTGCTGTATACAAGTTACCTGTGCCTGTTCCGTTAGCAAAGTTATATACACTAAAGCCTGCTAATGCTAATGCACTATCAGTATCTTTAATTCTAATTTCACCACCTAATTTGTGTGAAATAGATACTCTATTACTTGAATCAACTGTAGCAACAACATTTGTAAATCCTGCTGCGTTAATTTGACCTGCAATTACATCTGCGTCACCTGCTGCTGCAGTTGTTGTTACTGAAATAGTTTTAGCACTATCTAATGCTAAAGTAGCTGCTAATGACTCTTGTAAAGTAAATGTTCTAGTAGCGGCAGTAAGTTGAGTTGTAATAGCTGTACCAGTTATTACTGTTGCTCCTGTTGCTGCCCTAGTATAAATTTTACTAGTAGCAATTACCGGACTTACTTCTTCTACATTTGTGTTTACATATAACCCGCCAAGTGCAATAGTTTTACCGCCACCGGATTTGTCAAGCCCGTAAATTGCAGCTTGTCCTGTGTCATAAACTGGTGCTAGTATATTTGACCAAAGTTGAGTAGCAGTTGAATACTTTTTAACTTTGTAATTTGCTCCACCATTTGGAGTAGTAGTTTTCAGCCACAAGCTTCCGGTTGGTGCTGGTTCACTATCTCCTGTTTTATATTGTGGAACACTTGTATGTGGTGCAATAGTAAGCTTTGGAGCTTCATAAGTTGCTGCTGTTATACCTGCTACTGTAAGGATAGTTCCTGTACCGTTTGCAATTACAACGTCTGCACCAGTTGAATGTATTTGTAGTTTACCATCAACAGCTGCAGCACTTACACCCGAAATTGCCGCTGAGTTAATGTCACTAACTAAGCTAGCTACTGTTGTACCAGCTAGTGTAACTGTATTAGTATTAATAACAATAGTATTACCATTTATATAAGTTGGGTTAGATGCTGTTCCTACTACAGCTGGATGACTTGCTGCCCACGCTGTTGAACCAACTGCTACCCAGCTACCTGCTGCGCCTGCCGCAGTTACATGACCTGGTGTTTTATAGTAGTACTTGTTAGTAGTAGTAGTTGCATCTATACAGTATTCACCAATTGCACCAATTGACGTTTTTGGCACGCCTAATGCTAGATCTGATGTTGCTGTAATTACTTTAGTTGGTGCTTTAGTTGTAAATGATTGTCCGCCTAAAGTAGTTGCTAAGGCGCCATTCCATTCTAAAAGTCCATAAAGTGTGTTGCCTACGTCAAACCAATATGCTCCGTCTGCTGGCTCTCCGCCTGGCGCAGTTGCACTTGCTTCTAATTTTGCTAAGTCTAAATCGGCTCTTACTACATATGCTCTATTAGTTACTCCTAATAATGAGTAAGCAGCTTGTAAGCCATATTCGTTTAATTCTCCGCCGTGTATCATATTGCCATTAGCATCTGAATAAAAAGTTGGATCTCCAAAAGTTTCACCAAGCTCTCTTTGGCTAGTGAGTAAGTAAGGTTTCCCCGCATTTGCTTTAATTGTGCCTGCGGCAGTTCCTGCACCGGAACTGGATTTTTTATTGGAAGCTGTAGCAACAAAAATCATCGGTACTGTTCCAGCTGCTGCTGGAGTGTAGAAGCTCTCATCGATTACTTTGACTTCTACGCCTGGTGATACTAATGCCATTTTTATTTCTCCTATAAGGGTGTAGTTCTTCTAATTGTATTTATATTATTATCACTAAAACCATATGCATATCATGCCAAAAAAGGTGCCAAAAAGGTGAGATAAATATAGTATGAGACCTTTATGCACTTGTAAACAACGCCCGGCAGCAATAAACTATAAAAAGAACGGAAAGACGTATTATAGAAAATTATGTGAACGTTGTTTAAGGAATGGAGTAGGACATGGTATACCTAAATGGAAACAGTTAGGATATGAAAAGAAAAACTATTGTGAAAAATGTAATTTCAAAAGCAATCATGAAGAACAGTTTGATGTGTTTCATATAGACGGAGATTTACAAAATTGTAGACCGACTAACTTAAAAACAATTTGTGCTAACTGCCAACGTATTACGCAAAAATCTGGGGTTCGCTGGAAACAAGGTGATCTTCGACCTGACTTTTAAGATCTTCAATTGTACCATCATTGTATAAAATAGAATCAAATTTATCGTTAGTATCTATCCACTTATATTCGCTAGCATGAATATCATATGCTGACATAAGATTACTATCGTTATGATTATCTAAAATTGCACTGCCAAACCATTCAGGATCAGAACCACGCTTTACTTGCCAAATTTCTCCGCCGAGATCTCGAATAACATTTTGTTCATTACGAAATCTTACATCAGGAATAACAAATTCTGTGTCAGGATTATTAATTATTTTTTGCTTTACCATACTAACCCATATGCCGTCATAAAATCCATTACGCATGCAGTCAGTACCAAACTCTTGTAATACTAATCTAGGTGTAATAATTCTTCCTGTTTCTTTAGTCCAAAAGTCATCTTGTTCTTCTCGCCATTGCCTTGATCCAGGAGTATCTCCTTCTAGCAGTGGTCTGTTCCAGCCGAATAGTTCTGATACAGCGTCTTTTAATTTGTCTGCAAATGATATTTTTTCAAAACCGTATGTGTCTACAAGGTGATCGCTCACTGTACCTTTACCAGAACCAATAAGTCCACAGATACCAATAATCATACAAAGTCTCCTAAGTTAGTAGTATCTATATATTATACGATATTTTTAACGAGTTGTCAAGTGATTTTTAACCAATAGTAAAGCCGTAGCCTACACCGCCGCCAACTGCTAGAGCTACATCAGCTTCTAGCTTTTCTATTTCGGCTTGTGCTTCTGCTTTAAGGGCGTCACCATTTAATGTACTACCGCCTGCTGGACCAGCAATAGTAGCAAATTTTGAACGTGCCTCGCCTAGCATATATTTACAGCTAGCAAGAGTATAATCTTTAATCCATTGGCTAGCTAAGTAATCTAGTAGTAATTGTTCGTCTGGTCTATAGTTATATGCGTAAAGCAAAATTTCTTCGCTTGCTGCAGGCCGTTGTAGTAGAGTTAACTTTTTAGTAGTTGTGTTCCATTTAAATTCAATAAATGAACCAAACATTCTGCCTACTAATTCTTGGTGTTGAGAAAATAAATCATATGTTGCTAATCCTCCCATTTTTGAACCTGATAACAAATAAGTATTTGTATATGCCATATTAAATGGTTCAAATAATGAGCCGCCATCGCCGCCGCCTGTACGTGATCCTATTGAGCGTCTGAAAAGCTTCCTAACTTCTATTACTTCATTAGGTAATGTATATTCATTCTGATCTTCGACACAAGTTAAAAACAAGTATGATTCTTCTACGGAATTATCTGATCTTTGTCTAAATTTACTCAATGCTTTATCTAATGCTGTTTCGTAATGAATAGGATCTAATTCTACGTCAATCATTCCGCCACCCAATGAGGCGTTTACGTAATCATATACATTTTGCTTTGCTGTTGTGAGTGATGTCATTCTTTACTCTCCATATAGTATTTATCGTATCGATAAATATACATATGCCAAGACTATCTTTATATAAACCAGAACGCGGCAATGATTATCATTTTTTGGACAGACAAATCCAAGAAATGTTTACTGTTGGCGGAACTGATATTAACATACACAAATATTTAGGTGCAAAAAATCCTAGTACTGCGGAATCAACAGCAGACCAACCTAGATATGACGCAGTAAAAGAAACCAACATACAAGACTTACTATTTCTTGAAAATAGAGATAGGAAATACGATCCTGACGTTTATACAATGCGAGCTGTATATAATGTACAGGATATTGATTTTGATCTATCACAATTTGGTTTATTTTTAAGCAATGATACATTGTTTATGACTATACACATAAACAGTAGTGTAAAAACTCTTGGTAGAAAAATTATGAGCGGTGACGTTATAGAATTGCCGCATTTAACTGACGAGTATGCTCTAAACGATTATGACGTAGCATTAAAACGCTTTTATGTTGTAGAAGATGTAAATCGTGCTGCAGAAGGATTTAGTCAAACTTGGTATCCACATTTATATAGGCTCAAGCTAAAACAAATATACGATACACAAGAATACAAAGAAATTTTAGATTTACCTGCAAGCGAAAATTCAGACAGCACTCTTAGAGATGTATTATCTACATATGAAAAAGAAATGCAAATCAACAGGGCAGTTGTCGCACAAGCAGAATTAGATGCGCCTAAGAGTGGATTTGATATAAGTCATTTTTATACTGTTGCAAAAAATGATGACGGTTCTGTTGCGTTACAAACTGCTGATCAAGAAGACTTAGATGCGTCAATGATTAACACTACAGCTGACGAAATAGCTGATAGGCCAGATCGAGAGGGATATTCAGGATATCTTGTAGGCACAGGAGATGTTGCTCCTAATGGTGCACCTTTTGGATTTGGCATTGCATTTCCTAGAGATAATATGGATGGCGACTTCTTTTTGCGTACAGACTTTTTACCTAACAGAATGTTTAAATATGATGGCAATAGATGGGTAAAACAAAATGACGACATTAGAATGACACTAAGTAACACACTTGAAAAGCAAACACAAAAATCAAGCTTTATAAACAATACTAATCAAAGCACTATAAACGGCGAAGTTGTTGAAGAGCGTCAAAGCCTGTCTAAGGCACTTAGACCAAAAAAGGATAACTAATGCGACATTTTTATGACGGACAAATAAGACGTTACACTACTCAAATGATGCGTATTCTAAGTAACTTCCCTGTGATAGATGGTGATGGGCAAACCAAAGATGTGCCTGTTATGTATGGAGATTTAACTAGGCAGGTAGCTAATATTATAAGAGAGAACAGCGAAAATAAATTACCTAGTGCTCCTAGAATTAGCGTTTATATAACTGGGCTAGAACTAGATAAAGATAGACTAACAGATGCTACATATACTAGAAAAACTAATATACGAGAAAGAGCATATGATGATGTTAATAAAGAATATTTAAATACTGAAGGTAAATCTTATACTGTAGAACGCCTAATACCTACACCATATTTAATGAGAGTAAACGCTGATATTTGGGCAAGCAATACTGATCAAAAACTGCAATTACTAGAACAGATACTAGTGTTGTTTAATCCTAGTTTAGAAATGCAAACTACAGATAACTTTATTGACTGGACTAGTATTACTGCCGTAATTTTAGAAAATGTACAATGGAGTAGCAGAAGTGTTCCTGTAGGAATCGATACAGAAATTGACATTGCTACACTAACATTTAGTTTGCCAATTTACATTAGTCCTCCGACTAAAGTTCGTAAAATGGGTGTTATTACAAATATTATTACTAGCATGTTTGATGAAACTACTGGTACAATCGAAGATGGAGTATCACGTCCTGAATTAAATGCTTACGATGATGTAAGCTTGCCGGGCACATCTACAGACAGCAGAGGCACTAGAGTTGATTCATTAGTAGGCGGTCATAGTGCTAATGTAAACTTTGCACAGTGGGGAGTATATGTTAATCAAGGATCTGCACAACTTGTAGCAAATGGAATGGTTGGTGTTAAAAATTGGAGAGAGATATTTACAGCATTGCCTGGTACTTATGCCGCAGGTGTAAGTAGAATATACTTAACTAGTAATGATAACACAAAAACGGTTACAGGTACATTTGCACTAAATCCTTTAGATGAAGGTTCTATTGCTATTGATTTTGATACAGACAGTTTCCCTTCAGATGATATTATTAGTAGTGCATTAGGTGATAGGACATCAATAGATTATATTATAGATCCTTTAAATTATGATCCTACATCTATTAAGACATCTGGGTTACGTATATTACTTCTAGATGATATAGGTGGCGCTTCTGCTACACAAGTATCTTCAGCTTGGGCTAATGATAACGGTACTGGCTTAGTTGCTAGTGCGAATGATATTGTAGAGTGGGATGGTAGCAAATGGAATATTATCTTTGATGCTTCAACTATAACTTCTACAACATATGTAACAAATTTAAATACACAAGTACAATATAGATTCAAAAACAATGAATGGTTACTAAGTATTGACGGTGACTATCCAGTTGGCACATGGAGAATTGATCTCTTTGGCTAATTATTTGTATGGATGCAAATATAGTATGTAGTGGAGCCTTATTTTATACACTATCAACAAATAGATTTTTATTTTTACACCGTAGAAATGGTAAAAAATCTGATGTTTGGGGATTAGTTGGTGGCACAAATGAAGGTACAGAAACACCCTGGGAAGGTTTGAAACGAGAAATTGTTGAAGAAATAGGTGATGTTACTACTATTAAAAAAACACTTCCGTTAGAAAGTTTCCTCAGCAATGACAAAAAATTCCTGTTCCATACATATCTATGCGTAGTAAAAGATGAATTTATTCCGCAATTAAATAAAGAACATGATGGATATGCTTGGTGTAGTTTTACAAAATGGCCAAAGCCTTTACATCATGGATTGCGTAATACCCTCCAAAGTAAAATTAATCTTAGCAAGTTAGAAACTGTCTTTCAAACTATTAATTTACTTGACAATTAATACAAACGGTAGTATAATAAAATTATGAAAGTTCTAGTTCTTGGTGATGTAATAATTGACAAATATATTTACGGTACTTCTACTCGTATTAGTCCGGAAGCACCAGTGCCTATTGTTAACCTAGATAATATAAAAACTTCTTTAGGTGGTGCAGGACTTGTAGTTGAAAATCTCAAAAGTTTAGGTGTAGATGTTACACTTTTACAAACCAATCAACCAAGAAGTACTAAAACCAGAATTATTTCAGACGGGCATTATGTAACACGATTAGATGAAGACGAGAAAGCAGACAGCGAAGCTGTACTACGAAATGTCTTAAGCAGTGATTTTTCACAGTATGAATATGTTATATTAAGTGATTACAACAAAGGGGTGTTAACACATTCTAACAGGATTATAGAGCATATAAACAGTCAAGGTTGTAAAGTTATTGTAGATCCTAAACGCCATCGTAAGTGTTATGAAGGTGCATGGTTAGTTAAACCTAATGCTAAAGAATATAAAGATTTTGGTTTTGATAAACATAAAGGTAATATAATAACAACTAGTGCAAATGGTGCAGTATCAGCAAAGTTTGAAGATGAAACACATTTTATAATTCCAGAACAAGTAGAAGTAAATGATGTTACCGGCGCAGGTGATTGTTTTCTTGCTGCCTTTGTATATGGACTAACACAGGATAAAACTATTAAGCAGTGTTTAGAGCTTGCTACTAAAGGTGCAACTGAAAGTGTTAAACATTTAGGCACGTATATATTATCAAAAACTGACTTAGAAGATACTATTGTGTTTACTAATGGGTGTTTTGATATACTGCATATTGGCCATTTAAAACTGCTTAGACACGCTCGTAGCTTGGGAAATAGACTTATAGTAGCTATTAACAGTGACGCAAGTGTTAAGCGTTTAAAAGGAGAAACTAGACCCATTAATAGTCAAGAAACTAGAAAAGAAACACTAGAACAATTAAGCATAGTTGACGAAGTTATAATTTTTGATGAGGATACTCCTTATGAAATAATTAAGGAAATTAAACCTAGTATAATTGTAAAAGGTGGAGATTATACTGTAGAAACAGTAGTTGGAAATGATTTAGCAGAAGTTGCAATATTTCCAAAAGTAGACGGGTATTCTACTACTCAAATTGTAAAGGATATAAAAGTTGGAAATTGAGATTAAGAATAATAAAGTTATAGTGCAAAACGCATTAAACGATGGAGAATTTTCAAATATAAGACATATTTTCTATGGCTATGATATACCTTGGTCGTACAACGATGGAATTGTAAACACTGAGGATATGAGTGATTTTCAATTTGTACATTTAGTATTTGATCACAGTAAAGCAGGTTACGGACCTATATGGGATAGTATAGTTCCTATTTTGGAAAAACTAACACCGTCAAATGTAGTAAGGATTAAAGCTAATTTGCGTCCAAGAACAGGTGACATAGAAGCTAGTGGGTTTCATTGTGATGTTTGGATGCCCGGGGCTCTTACTGCTATATATTATCTTGATACAAACAACGGATATACAGAATTTAAAGATGGTGATAAGATTGCCAGTGTAGAAAATCAACTAGTAGTATTTCCTTCAAACTTACCACATCTAGGAACTAGTTGTACTGATCAAAATAGAAGAGTTATAATTAATTTTAATTTCTTTCCAACTACAGGATTATTAAATGCAACTGAGATAAATCCTTCTGTAAATCCAATTACTGATCCTTTACTATCTGACACTGATAAAGAATATCACAGACATTGGGCTAAACCTATGAAGGGACTTCTATGAAAATATTAGTCACAGGATACAAAGGATTTATAGGGCAAAATGTATGCAATTATCTTTTAACTCAAGGACATGATGTTGAAGGATGGGAATATATGGATAATGCTGTACCTGATCCTAGTGCATATGATTGGGTAATACATCTTGGTGCAATTACTAGTACAACTTATACCGATGTAGATCGTATAATAGATCAAAATTTTGAATACAGTATGAGATTGCTACAGGTTTGTGAAAACTATGGAACAAACTTTCAATATGCATCAAGTGCTAGTGTGTATGGTCCTACAACACATTTTACTGAAGATGGCCCTTTGCTACCACAAAGTCCTTATGCTTGGAGCAAGTATTTGTTTGATAGATTTGTAAAGCAACACAAGGATGAATTTACAGTACTTGTACAAGGATTTAGATATTTTAATGTATATGGTCCAGGAGAACACGATAAAGGTGATCAAGCTTCGCCTTATACTAAGTTTACAAAACAAGCACAAGAAGATGGCGAGATCAAAGTTTTTCAACTTAGTGAACATTACAAAAGAGATTTTGTATGCGTAAGAGATATTTGTAGAGTACACGAAAAAATGCTTAGTGTTGATTCTAGTGACATTTACAATGTTGGTACTGGTGTTGCAGAAAGTTTTGAAACTGTAGCACAAACTATTGCTAAAAAATACAATGCTACAATAAAATATATCCCAATTCCAGATAACATTAAAAATCAATATCAAAAATATACGTGTGCCAACATTGACAAATTAAATAGTGTTATAGATATGGAATGGACTAGTATAAAGGATTATATTAATGAAAATTAGAATTGACCAGTTCGATGTTATCTTACCATTTGGTTGTGCAATCTATCAATCTAAATTTACTAAAGATGAGCTAGATTTTTTAAAAATGCTAGCTGAAGATTCTAGAGAAGGTAAAAACGCAAGTGAAAAACTAGTTGGTAATATACAAACACAAACAGAACCTGTAGTAAAAGATAAAAATACTCAAGAAAGATTTTCTGAAATATTACATCCTCATATAGTAAACTACTTAACTGTAGACCAAAAAAGACAAAAAGTAATGTATGAAAATTCTATTAGGCCACCAGATTTTGTCGATGAAGAAGATATGCAAAATGTTAATTATGACTTAGGTACTGGACCCTGGTTTAACTACATGTGGGAAAATGAATTTAATCCGTTGCATGCACATCACGGTTCAATAAGTGGAATAGCAATGATTCAAGTTCCTACAGAAATAAAAAATGAAAGATATAATACTGAAACTCCCAACTACGAAACACATGGAGATTTAGAATGGGTCGATGGAAATAATCATTATAAAGTTATACCCGAAGAAGGAAGTATTTTCTTATTTCCATCGCATTTAAAACATATAGTATATCCTTGGCACAGTCATGTAGAGAGAATTACATCTAGCTGGAATATATTTAACATAGAGTATCCTAAGAAAATTGAGATTGCATATGAGTAGATTAGAAGGTCATGTAAAAAAGGGATGGGGTTACGAACTTATATGGGCTACAAATGACAAATACTGTGGTAAGATAATGGTGTTTGAAAAAGTAGGTGCAAAGTTCAGTATGCATTTTCATCATGAAAAAGATGAAACATGGTTTGTAAATAGTGGCAAATTTAAAGTCAGATGGATAGACACTAGTAACGCAATGATGTTTGAAAAAGAATTAAATGAAGGAGATACCTGGCATAATCCTCCTTTACAACCTCATCAACTAGAAGCACTAGAGCCTATGAGCTCAGTAACAGAAGTAAGTACACCAGATTCAGTTGAAGATAATTATAGACTTATACCAGGAGATAGTCAATCTGCAGACACGGAAATTAGCAATGATTGATATTGCATGGAGCAATGACATTGATAGGGGCCCTAATTGGATTGCTCCAAAGTGTGTAGTTGGATTGGATAGGGATGGTGTTATTAATAAAGATTTAGGTACTTATTGCTATAAGAGTAAAGATTTTGAACCTATTGAAGGTAGCATAGAAGCTATTTCTCAATTACGTCAACTAGGACATAAAGTTGTAATTATTACAAATCAAGGAGGCATAGAGAACGGATTATTTACTGAAGATGACGTAGATAATTTACATAATCATTTATTTGAACTACTTGGCGAAGCAGGATGTCAAAGTATAGATGGCATTTATTATAGTGCTAGTAGCCGAAAAAATGATATGTATGCAAAGCCTAATATAGGTATGTTCAAACGTTGCGAAAAAGAAGTTCCGCATGTAAAATTTAATCAAGGATATTATGTAGGTGATAAAATATCTGATTTAAAGGCAGCTATGAAAGTTGGTGCAAAGCCAATACTAGTACGCACAGGATACGGAAAAGAAACTGAAGAATTAATTAACAAACGATTTACTTATAAGTCAATAAAAAAGCGTACCAAAGTATTTGATACGCTTTTAGATTTTGTTAATTATCTTACAGATCAAGCCTGAGCTTCTCCCCACTTAATAATAATATTTGAATTAATATCTGAACCTGTCACTTTATACACATTAATAGCTAACACGTCTGGACCATTTGGAAATGTACCTCTACCGCCTAATGGAGTGTTTGTAAGTTCTTTTAGATCTTTTAGATCTAGTGTAGAACGTTCTCCTGGCACAGCAATAAATGAGAATACAGTTTCGCCTGGTCTAGCAAACGGTGGTTGTTCAAATGTAACTTCAACTGTACCTGAGCTTAGTGCTAGTGTACCTGTATATGAGTTGTTAAAGTTTATCTCATAAAACGTATTCCCGCCCCAAGTAATACTTTGTATACTGTTTATATAAGTGTTAGCAGGGAATGTCAATCCGTTGTTACCACCAGTAACCGCAGTGCCAACAATAGCCGATGCACTATCAACACTTGATGTAGTAAAGTAACCATAGTTTTTGTTTACAAGTGCTGCATTAAATGTAACGGTAAAGTGGTTGGATGAGCTACCGCTGATCTGTCCTGAGAGTCGCCTTGATAGTCTAAAGTATGCCCAATCATTTGAATTTTGTCCACTGATGTAACCATAATCAATAGTAGTATTAGCTGGAATATTTGTGCCTGTAATAACCTTACCTTCAACAATACTTGTATCAGTTGTACCAAAGGTAGCAAAGTATTCTTGTGGATTGATGTAAATGTAATAGTTATTATTATAACCACCAACATAGCTAGGTCTAGTACCAAACTGTCCTGTAATCGAAGCCACAGATGTTATGTTAGCTGTAGTAGCTGATGTACCATCTGTCCATGTAACACCACCACCAGATGCAATTTGTGCAAAACTAGGCTGACCACCTTGTGCCACACCATTTAGTCCTGTCCAGTTAACGTCACTTGGATTAAGAGGATAGTTGTTAGGATTTAGCACACCTTCGATAACAATACCCCCGGAACCTGTATCTGATGTCACCTCAAGTCCGTTAAGTAGTAATTGTGCTCTATTAAGCAGTTCTCGCTCTCCTAAGTCACCTGTAATAGCGTTAGAAACACTAGGTGCTAGTCGCATCATAAATGCAGTCTGTTTAGTTGTACTAACTGTGATTCCTGTTTCAGCGTAACTAAAAATGTAACCTCTATCTTCATCAAATCCGCCATCTGTAAGGAACGCACTACCCCAGTGACTAATAAGTGGTGTAATTGTTTGTGAAATAATAACAACACCTGTTCTAGCTAGGTGTGTTACTGCTGAGCCTCCTGTGTAACTACGTTCTGCTCCTGCTTGGAATGTAAGTAAATTAGCAGCTCTGCTTACACCAGTTAGTGTATTTGTTTCTTTGTTGTTAGCTGTGTACGTCATTACTTCGTTGTCAATGTATACAGTTGCTTGGTATGGAAAGAAGCTGCTATCTTCTAATTCAATAGTAGTTTGACTTGCATCCATTTGAGTTTTTAACTTTCCTGGAGGACCTTCGTTAGTAACTTCGTAACGCACAGGCAAGTTACCTGAACGCATAAATGCTTCTGTGTTTACGTTTGAATTACGCATTCTATGTGCAAAAACAAAATTACCATTTGAACCACGTACCATCCAATCAATAAATCCAGCACCATACCATGTATACTGAATTCCAATCATCTGCATCTTAGCAATGTCCATATTATAACCGCTTGGACCAGTGCCATCTAATCTGTCTAAGTTAAACTCACTTTGTTTGGCTTTTTTATCACTTACTAGTGCTACTTTTGCACCTGTAATGTTTATAACGCCGCGCCAGTCTGGTGTTACTGACATTGCAGTATCACTACTAACATGACTTACAACGTGTGTCATACCTTTGATAATAATTCTATCACCGGCCTTTAATTGATCTCTAAATCTAGTGTTTGTCCCTACAATAGCATTTTCATCTACATTAAGTGCAATAGTTCCGGCAATTTGTTTTGTTCCTGTACGCTGTACTGCACTAATTTGTGTACCATCAAACTCCCAGAAAATTCCGTTTTGATCGTCAAATATTCCAGAACGTACAGTAGCGCCATGCCAGCTTACAACACTCATTTGTGCAGAAAATCCTAGTACTGCTGTAGTTGCACCCAATCTACGTTTTGCTCGTACTTTAAATGTTCTTTCGTCTACAACTGATGAAACTGTATAATCAAACTCTTCGCCAACACCTGTGCTAACGCCGCTGTTGTATCCTTCTGTTTCTATTCCTAGTAAACGTATTACACCACCTACTTGTACACCGTGATCGTTATCATCTGTAGTAATAGTAATTAAACTATCAAGTTCTACACCATCTGCTACTACACTCTGTAGATCGTAACTTGGTGCAAATAGAGCACCAGTTGTATACATAATACCTTTACCTGACTGGTATCTAATATACTTTTTACTTTGACGTATTGCTTGTGCTCCATGTTGTGGACCGCCAGTACCTAGCTGTACGCCTCCGTCATATGGTCTATGCACAAAGAAGCTGTCTGGCCTCGGATATACAATTCCTTGTAGTACGTTACTTGCATCTACTGTAATTGCTCCAGTAGTTCTAGCTTGATATCTTAAACTAGTAACACTAGGCACCTCTGTTGCAAAAAATGAGCCGCTAGCTAGTTCGTGATTATTTGTACCACTATCACTTGTAATATTTACAATAAATGTATCGCCTGGAACTAATCCGTGTGCCGCAGGCCAGTTCATATCAATAGTAGCTAGAGCTGCGTAGCTTATTGTTTGATCTACATTAATAAAAGACGATGTGGCTTCTGATACTGTAATTGTGGAAATAATATCAATATTTGTGCCAGGATTAGCAATAGTATAATTTGCAGCTACACTAGTAATACCTCCATTACTTGCACCGTTTACATACAGCTCTACGTCATTAAGGGGAGATGATCCTTCTAATAATGTACCTGGAATATTAATTCTATCGCCTACTTTATATCCAGAACCTGTTGAAAAAATACTAATATTATCATAAGAACTAAAATTTCTTCTTAAACTAAACGTTGCACTTGTACCTACATTTGGTTGATTTGTCCCTGTTACTGCGAATGGTCCTGTTGGTTGTGCTGCTGTTCCTGTTATTGTTATGCCAGTTATTCTACCAGCTGCAACATCGTCAATTGATGTAACTGTAGCTATTGCATCATTAGCAGGTGTTGCACCTCTTAAATTAGTTCCTAATAATTTAAGCTGTTGTCCAATATTATACCCTAGCCCTCCAGGATTTTCAATCTGTATATTAGTATATTCAGTATCAGATAGCTCAACTGTAAATGTTGTTCCTGTACCTTGTCTAGCTGATCCGCTAACAGAGTTAGCAGTTCTTCCGTTATACGAAGTACCTGTAGTAGTATATGTTAAAATTGCACCATTAGCATCAACACTAACAATAGTGCCTGTAATATCGTTTGCTGGTGTTGCTCCTCCTAGTCCTGGTGCATTACCAGCAATAGTAAAAGTTTCTCCTGCAAGATAATTAAGTCCTCCACCGCCTGTGACAGTATAGCTTGCTCCGTTTATTGTTACAGTAAATGTTGCTCCGCCATCTCCACCTGCTGTGTTAGAAGTAAAAGGTACTGTAGTATATTGATCAGATCTTTGTGGCGCAGAATTAGTAGTAAAGTCTATAGCCGAGATAGAACCTACTGCACCTACACTGGCTGCATTAAAGGTAATGTTAGCACCACCACCTCCGCCTAATACAGCATCAGCAATAGTAATTGTATCTCCAGCAGTTACGCCTGTGCCTGCACTTACAATTGTAATTTCGTTTATATCAACATCGCCTGCTGTAGTGATACTTGCTACATCAAATGTTAACGCTGCGGCACCACCGCCTCCTAGATTAGCATCAGCAATAGTAATTGTATCACTTACCGCATTAGCAGAACCTATTGTAGCAATAGTAATACTTACTATCGAGCCGCCGCCACCTACTTGTATATTAAATGTGCCAACTGTACCTGAGCCACTACTTGTACCAGTTACGCCATTGTATGTTCCTAATGTACGACTAGCATCAGCAGCACCAATATTGTTTACACTAGTAATTCCTCCTGCAGGTCTTACAATAACATTATATGTAGATCCACCACCGCCTGTGCTTGCTACACCATTGTATGTACCAGGAGTTCTGTTTGCAGGAACTTGTGTAAGGGTATTAATACTGAGTACCTCTCCGCCTGACGTCACTCCTGTAACAGTTACATAATTATTATTAAATTCTGAGGCGCCCGTAGGCTGAATTACATCTCCTGCTAATACAATAGTTTCCCCTATTAAGTAGCCGGATCCTGCATTATTAATAGTTACTCCAGTATATACGCCATTCAAGTATGTAACATTAAAGTTTCCATTTATGCCTGCACCACCGTATGCTTCGTGTGAAACAACACCTAAATCAGCATAACCATTAAAACTTAATCCTGATATGTCTGCTGTATTAATATCACCATCACTGTTAACACTAGTAACCACTAGTGTAACATCGTTTGCTGGAGTGTCGCCTCCGAAATCAGTTCCTAAGAATTTTATATTATCTCCAACCGCATAATTCAACCCGCCGTTAGTAATACTATTAAGTACATATTGGTTACTTGAATCTTGTGATGGAGAAATACTAAATTCTGCACCATTACCATTAAATCCTACATTACTACCAGACACAGCACTATATGACACAATATTACCAAATCTTGGACTTGTAAAGTTACCGCTAAACTGTATTCCTTTACCGCTTGCGCCTACACCTACTGTTTGTACATAAATTGCTGAGCCATCACCTCTATCTACCGCTTGGTTAACAGCTATTCCTGTAGTACTTTCTACTTCAAGTGTATCAGTACCTATAGCTGTTGTTGCTGTTGTAGTTGGTGTTAAAAATGTTCCTCCGCCAGCACTAGTATCAATTATTTGGGTAGCTTGAGAACCTACAGGAAGTCCAGCATGAGATAATGGAGAGCCAACTTCTGGAGCAGCTCCATCAAATGGGATAATTGTGCTACCAGGTAATACTGATAACTGTGTTACAAAACTACCAGATGACCCGTTACTTGCTATAGAAAAATCTGGCTGGCCGATGCTTGCTCCTGTATAAAACCCTGCTTTTCTTAGCTGACAATACGTAGTTACAAGCACTTCGCCATTAGATGTACCAACTTTAGCTTTTGCAAAGTAAGTAAATGTTTTATTTGTAGGTACAGTGTTTACAATAAAAGATCCTTCAGCCCTTGCTGCGCCAACAACACTATCTTCTAATGCTTTAATTGTAATAGGTTGCCCTGGCTCAAAGCCGTGTGCAACTACTGTTGTAACTGTAATTAAGCTTGCACCAATACCTGATGTACCTGAACTTGCATCTGTTACAACATTTTCTACTGCTGTGTTTGTCGCTGGTATTTCGTATACACTTGGATATCCGCGTAACGTGCCAATAGCAGACCATTTAGTTGGCTGTAGACCATACTCAAAGTCAGCATCAAGCATACTTAAAGGATTAGCAATACGCATACGTTCAATAGCATCTGTGCCAAAGTCATATGGTCTAGTTGTTACAACACTTTTTCCATTTTCAACCTGTTCAACAAATACTTGTAAATGATCTGTTGATAGGTGCGAGCTTGTGTCGTAATTAAACCAAATTTTAGTTATAGCATCAGTAGTTTGTAAATAAGTGCTAAAATCCTTATCATATCCTTTAGTAATTAATTTTGCATCAGCACCGTTTTCAGAATTTGAAAAGTTATAAATAATTTCATTTTTTGTAGTATTAGTTATAAGAAGTAATTCATCTAATCCCCAACGCCCTTGTACTTTTATACTACCAACACCGCTTTCAACAAGTGTCGGAAGTTGATCAAGGCCTAGTGTAATAACATCGATAATAATAGCACTAAGTTCATTAATTCTAGGAATTGCACCAGCTTCGGCATTATCGCCACTAGTATCAGTTGTTTGAATTACTCCTGTTTGATTACCAGAGTATGCAGTATTAGTAAAAATATAATCTCTAATTATTTCTTTTATTTTGGCATGAGTTTGTATTTCAGGCTGTCGGTCGCCGTCAACTTGTGCTACAGAGCCTTCCCAATAATAACTTGCTATTTTTCTTGTTTCTTCATTGCCACTATATCGTAAATCCCACAAGTAAGCATCAATTACATATCCTACATCTCTTTCACATTTAGCTTCGTTATATACATACCCTGCAAATCCTGTTGCGTTCGCAGCCACTTGTGCAGCTATCCATGCTGTTGCTTCTTTTTGTATATAATACTTGTTACCATATAGTAGAGCATATGCATTTGGATAAACATATCCTGTTCTACTCATTCCTGGCTTGAAGACGTAATCTTTTATCTGTGTTTTTGCCATATTATTCTAAATCCCAAATGCTATTGCAAACGCTGTCGACGTTGTATCTACATATTTTTTGTTAGGCACTGCATTAATTCCTGTAACTGCTCCGCTTAGTGTAGCTGTTGTAAATGCAGCTGTTGACGGTGTTGTTGCTCCGATAGTTGAGTTATCTATTGCACTGTTATTTATAGGACCTACTATCCTACCAGCAACACTATCGATTAGTAATGTGCTATCATCTGAAAAAACTGAGCCTTTTAAATCACCCGTCACTCCCCCGGTAGCTGAAATCATATTAGCTACACTCATAGTTCCGCCTACATTTACATTTCCTTGTATTCCTGTTCCGCCTGTAACCTTTAAGGCACCAGTTGTTGTACTAGTACTTGCTGTTGAGTCAGTAATACCTACTGTACTAAAATTTCTTGCTTGATCTAAAACTGTAATAACGCCACGCACACTGCCGGAAGAATTACCATAATAAAGAGTATCTGGAGCACTTAATGGAACGGTCCATGTAAGCCTTCCGGATGATTTATTTAGTGCCGAAGCTCCAACAGTACTATCACTGTGACGTAGTCCGTTACTATAGTTTATAGCTGGATCTACTGCACTAAAAATATTAAATGTAAGAGTAGTAAATGCTAAATCAAATGTACTAGTTTGATTTCTAAAAACCGTAATAGGAGGTTGATCTATTACTTGTCCATCAAATCTAAAATTACCATTGCTTTCTATAAAATCAAAGTCAGCTGCAATACCTTGCTCGTCTGCATTAACAGACAACGTTAAAGTAGTTGCAGTAATGTTTCCTGCCGCATCAACAGTAAAACTAGGGCTTTTAAAGCCGAAGTCTGATCTTAAAGGTGTATTAACAGTCGTTGACATTTGTTACTCCATATAGTATATTTAGCCTACTTAGGAATGTCAACTAGTTAACGGATTTTGATTTTGAAAGTAATTTGCAGTGAAAATAAACTTAGCACCTTCGTATCCTGTCTTAGCTGATATTAATAAGTCTACATACGATTGGTTAACTGTTACTGATAAGTCTACAAGATCATTACCCAAATTACTTCGACCAACTACACTTAGATTAGCATAATCCACACCGACTGCAACAATACATTTTACAATTTCTTTATTGGCATTGTTATAATCAATTGAAATAGTAAATTCTGCTGCACTAAATTCGCCGGCGTGCCAACGCTCTACTTGTGTGTTTGTGTAAGCTTGTTTCCAGGGTCCGTTGTGAGAAGTAGCACCATTGTTTGTTACTAATAGTGTTTTTTTGATACCTTCTTTAAAGTAATTTGCGATATTAAACATAATGATCCTTTGTCATTATATTTATCAGTTATTCCATACTGTAATAAGCTTGTTAAATTCAGGCAAATATAAATATTCAATATCACTAGTAGATAGAGTACGTATAGCATCATCTAAGGTTTCTACTAATGGTTCTCCTCCTAAATTAAAACTTGTGTTAAAGATGATAGGAACGCCTGTTTTTTCTTTGAATGTTTTTATAATATCGTAGTAATGAGGATTTTGTTCTCTACTTACTGTTTGAATCCTGCATGTACCGTCAACGTGTATAATAGCAGGAATTTTCTCTTCGACTCCTGGTTGACAATTTACAGCATACATCATCGTAGGTGAACTTTCCATGCCACGCAGATCAAACCATTCATGTGCATCCTCTTCAAGTATACTACCAGCAAATGGTCTAAAATATTCTCTACGTTTAATTTCGTTTACAAAGTCTTTGCCGTCTTCAAATGTTGGATCAAACATTAAGCTTCTATTTCCTAATGCACGTGGTCCATTTTCAGATCTGCCTTGAAAGTTTGCAACAATATTCTTAGAAGTCATTAGTGCTACAACATCTTCGTGTGTAGCGTCTTTTATTTCTGCGTCATATTTTTCTACTGTGCTATAAACATCTTGTTCTGAATATTCGTATTTAGGTCCTAAAAATACATCATTAGCACGATTATTTACTTTTGTATCTTGACTAATTTTATAGTGTTGATACAATGCCGCCCCCATCGCTGTTCCGGCATCATTAGAAATAGGTTCTACATAAATTTCAATACCTTCATCTTTTAAAGCATCTAAGTAATGATAATTTGCAACACAATTTAATCCATATCCGCCGCTAATTACAACTTTGTTTTGTTTTGATATTTTCACAGCATGTCTAATAAGTTTTACTACAGCCTCTTGTGTCGCTTGCTGTACAGCATATGCCAAATCTCTTCTATTTTGCAAATATGTAACATCGTCTTGATCAAATTCTAGATCAACCTCATCACTATTTAATTCTTTATATTGTGGCATATTGATTACAGCACCATTAGGATATCTTGGAACAATTAAATTTCTATTAGTAAGAGGTATATTCATATTACTATCATTATCCATAATAGAAGGAATATTATCATTAGGTTTGCCGTAAGGTGATAGCCCCATTGTTTTTCCAGCTTCAATTGCTGTAAATCCGCAATATTCTGTAACAGCTTCATATGCTTTTACAATTCCTGCACGATCGTGCATAAATGTATTATACACTGCACCCGGGTCGTCCCAGCCATCACCGCCCCAGTTATCAATGTTAACAGAAGGTATTGCATCTCTAGCGCCTAAACTTTTATGCAAAGTTTTAAAGTTTGCTGGGTAATTACATTTATAAATGCTTTCAGTTTCCCATATAGTCATTTGATCATTTTGATGTTGTAAAGGGAAAAATGTTCCAGCGCCGTCAACAATAAGTGCAACTGCACTATCAAATCCTGATCTATAAAATGCCATTGCGGCATGCATTTTATGATGGTGCATAGCTACATCAACTACTTGACCTTCTGTTCGAGGATCTTCTGAATTTCTTCTAGGGGTCTCAATCAGTCCTATTTTTCTTGCAAGACCGCTATACACATCTTCACCAGAATAATCTAATATTCCTGCGGTATTTAATGGAGTAGTATGACAAATAACCAAATGATCAAGTTTATCAGTATACTCTTTAATTTTAAGCATACTAGCTAATGCGCCGCCATCGTACTTTAAACGTGTTAGTCTTTCTTCTTCAATACTGAATACAATCTTGCCATCTTTAAGTAAGCATACTCCTGAGTTATGCCCTCTAGCTACACCTGCAATCCAAACTGGCTTAGTCATATTTTTTCTATCCTAATTAATATCTTTTTTAATTTCTTCAACAATATGTTTTTCTATTTGATCATTCATTTGCATTATACCTTCATTTACTCTATCTGAATATTCATCAATTGTAATACGTATAGGACTGTAAACTCTTGATATTTCTCCCATATCAAGAACATTAAAAAAGTCGCAATCAGGATAAGATGTATTAATAGGAAAAGTACTTCCTATAATAACAGTACTTGGTACATCAAATGCATAAGCCATATGCTGTCCTACACTGTCACAACCTACAAAATGATCTGCTTCTGCAATAATTGAACACCAAGTTCTAAGATCTATTCCTTGAGGCACTGCAATTTGTCTGTCAACGCCATGTTTTTTAAAGTCAATTGCTAGCTCTCCCATAAAAATAATTGCATAATCATTACTAATATTTTTTATAATATTAATTAAGTTAGTTGGTTCAATACTTCTACCGCTATAATCAGTAAGTGTTCCGTTTTGTTCTGTAATTCCTCTACCAAACGGTTGAATAACGATAGCTTTTTCACATTTAGTTTTTTCTTTTACTTCTTTAATTACTTGGCCAGCTTGTAGCAGTTCACCTTTACTAAGTCTAATAGTTGGTTTAGGTAAATCTCTAATGCCTTTATTATTAATAGCAATATCATATGCTTGTGCTAAACTACATTTTTGGTTATAATATTCCCAAACTCTGTAAGGTTCAGGACTTGCTAAATTCATATCTTTTAACTTATCTTCAAACAAGTTTTTATGCCAATGATCATATGCTTTAGCATGTAGTAAAGGGTGTCCTTTAAAAAAATCTGTGCCGCCTTCACATATAATTAGAAAATCGTCATCTGGATTTTCTTCATGAAATTTTTCTAGTGCAGGTATTGAACATACTACTCTTCCTGCGCCACCGTTAACAAAAAATGCTGTGTTTCTTTCTGACATATTTCTAAAATCCTATTGTTATAAACTGTGTACTTAATTACAACTACATGAATATTTATATATGAATTATTTTAGAGATGGTCAAAGTGAAAGGCGCCTAAGCGCCTTTGACTGTGTAAGTTTTAAGTGTTTAATCTAGTAAATCTGAAACATCAATATATAGTTCATGCGATGTATCATGGAAATATTTTTTCATTTCTGGATCTGCGATTTCATCTACTAAATGATCTGGATTATCATCATCTGCTCTAGCTTCTACAAAATCAACATCTTGAACAAAATCAGGTTTAACAGGATTAGAATCCCACTGTGTTTTCCAAGGATCAACTTGCTTAATTTTAGTAAGTGTAACTTTTGCTCCTGTACCTGCACCGTTAGTTACGAAGAAACATTCAGTATATGTAGCTGCTTCGGGGTGATATAATGCTCGTTTATTAGAAGCAGTAAATCCTGTGATAGCTCCATCACCATCAACTGCATCAACAGTTATTTTAACTTCATCAACTACTGTAGTATTTTTATATTTAGGATCTTGTACTAGTAGTACATCACCTACTGCGTATCCAGTTCCACCTGTAGGAATAGTTGCTGTCCAGTCAACACCAGTTAGTTCTAACACATCTCTCAAATACTGTTTGTGTGCTGTTACTGCATTATATAGATCAGTTGGTAAATCGTCTGATAAAGTTTTGTCTGCTACTGCTAAAAGAACATTTCTAAAAGCAATTCTTTCTGGCCACGTTATAAAAGGTTTTTTCCAAGGGTATGGTTTTACAAAATCTTTTGCAATAGGATCATACACTATTTCACTCATTTCATATGCGTGTGCAGGATCAGGAAATGCATCACTAGTATGTTTTCTTGTTTGTCCTGGAACATCTTCTTCTTTGTCTGGAATAGCCTGTTGTGATGTGCCTCCGAATATGCTACAAATCTCAGGATTATCTTTTGCGTCTACTTCTATTAGATAACAGTCTGTGTTGCCCGGCATTGGCAAATTTCCATCGTATACCAACTTTGCAGCGATTTCATCTGGATATTCTGAATGTATAGTATTTGTTGTATTGTTAATCCATAAATATTTTTTAGCAGGACCTTTATACTTTATCCTACCAATTTTGTTTTGATCAGCAGTTTGATGATATTGTTCATCTGGAACCGGATATTCAAATTGTATTGTTATTTCACTCATAATTTTTCCTTACCAATAGACCACATAAATCATACCGCCTGCACCCGGAGAACCACATCTACATTCGTTGCCGTGTGTCCAAGCTGTCTGACCACCACCTGCTGGATGATACGCTTGAAAATAGCAAGCCTGTCCGCAACAACTACTATAGCTGCCGCATACTCCGCCGTGACAACTTTGACAACAAGTGCTTGTTCCTTGAGGTCTTAGTCCTGGTGTTCCGTATCCTGAACCCATATACTGAAATCCATAATGATAGCAGAATTGATTACTTTGTTGTAAACCAGTTGTATTACTATATGTTTGTAGTCTTGTAATGCTGCCAGAATCATATTGGCATCCGCCACAACATGTACAAGTTGAACAACAACTATAGCATCCTGATGCGGAAAAACAATGGTTTCTATCCATACAATATCCGCCTTCTATACAAACACACCATTGGCCACTTACACATGCATAAGAAGGACATCCTTGATATCCACAAATGTTACCGTTGCTTGTATTACTAGTTCCAGCGGAACAAAAACAAACCTGCTGTCCTGGAGTAACATTTACAAAGTATTTTGCATATCCTCCGCTATAGCCGCCTTTGCCTTGCATACAACAACATGATCTTCCTCCAGAACTACCGCCACTCCAAATTTCAAAAACCATTTTAGATCTAGTTGCTGGTACTGTCCATACGTATGCACAGCCGCCGTTCTGCTCTAACCACGTGTTGGTGTTTTCTAATAAAAATTCTGCAGGTGTAGTAGTGCTTCCTTCTTCGTACCCGTATAATAAATCTTTTAAATTAGCCATTTATTGTGTCCTTTATTTTTCATTATGATGTTTGCGTCCAATGAATTACTACTAAGCCACCTGCGCCTGGATTTCCGTAATTTGGGTTCCAATCACCGTGATTTGTAGCAGTTGGTCCGCCTCCACCTGGAAAATGAGCATATCCGCCACCGCAGCAACCATGGCACATTGAGGAACAAAAATCTTTACTTTGTCTAAAATTTCCGCCTGTCATTGGAGCACTAGGCATATAACCAAAAGCCGAGTTATGACAATTAGAGCCTCCTTTAGCAGCGCCGCCGAATCCACAAATTCCCATAGTGCCACAGTAACTACCACATTGTATACTTGAACAACCGTTGTAGTTACAATTATCGCCAAAGTAGCATCGAGATCCGCCACCGAGTCCGCCTTCTGCACATACTACATTTGCTGTTTCTGATTCTCCATATACATAACTTGGACATCCTTTACAACCTATGCAGGTTCTATCTGTACATCCTGTGGTTCCTCCAGCACAAACCCTATATACACGGGTCTCTAATGATGTTCCTGGTGTAGGGTGTTGAACAATTTTTCTTGTGTACGATCCTGATCCGCCTGGCCATCCTTGAAAACAACAACAAGCGCCGGCACCACCGCCACCGCCGCCCCACATTTCAACTGTAAACCATGTTACTCCAGTAGGAACAGTCCATGCACAACAACAACCTCCGTTGTTTCCGGAGTCAACGCTTGTGTGGTACACAACTAGGTTATGATGCGTAATTGTACCACCACCGCCTCCGCCGGCGTTAGCATATTGTAATAGTGTTGACAGTGCTGACATATTCTACTCCTAAACCTTTGTATCTGGTGCTGAAGGCATTGGAACTTTCCACGGATCAACTTCATCCGATTCACCTTTTTTATATGTAGCCGGCAAGTCTCTTAGTGCTGCTCTATGAGCTACCCACGCTGCTTTTATTGATTCAGGCATATCAGGTGAAATTTTACTGTCTGAACTTTCTAGCATACTATTTCGGTTAGCTATTAGTGTATCCCATGTTTGTGGTGCAGGAATATATGGTGGAGTTTTCCACTCTTCTGCTGATAAATCATATTCTAAAGTAGTTACACCGTGATATGTTTCTAAAACCTCTGGCTTTGAGTTTGTTTCCCAAGTTCCGCCGCCTGGCACATCTTCTGTTACTTTAGACTGTCCTGGATAAGTAATTGTTGTGTCGCCTGGTCCTATTATTACTAGTATAAGCGGATCATCAGCAAAAGTTACTTCGACTCTAGTTGTGCCTGTTGGAACTGGTATATTTTCTCCATCGCTTACATCTTCGGTATCAGCACCAACTCTAGACATTTTTCCTTTATTATCACCATCAGTATCAACAAACACCCAAGTTCTATGTGGGCCAGTATATTTTGCTGTTACTGTTTTGCCTTCACTGTCGTCTTGCGAAAAGATTTCATTTGGTACTTTGTACGTAAAATCTTGTTCAGTAATTATTGTATTCTCTGGCATTTGTTTTTCCTCTTATTCGTTTATTTAACTGCTGTATGCTACTATGATTAAGCCGCCGGCTCCGAACTGTCCGTGATCGTGTGTTCCACCGCATGATACTGCTGAATATGAACTTCCTCCTGGAAATGCTGTTCTAATTCCGTCGCCGTTGTGTTTATTTCGTCCACTGCCTTGCCAAGTAGTGTCGCATAAATTATATGATCTCATACCACCTTGGCCCCATCCACCGTCTGAATAATACCAGTAGTCAGTGTGACAGTAAGTATTTCTCTTGCCCATTTGTCCTGTGCCGTTCCAGCCATAATCTTTAGCTGCTGCGCCTGGTTGCCAGCTTGCGCTGCTGCCGCCTTGTATTCTTCCCCAGCAACATGAATAGTTACTAAACGGACTTGAAAATCCAGGTTGGCTTGAACCTTGTTCTCCACCGCAGGCACAACCTACAGTAGTTCCCGTCCAATTTTCTTGTACATAGGTACTGCAGCCGCCACAGCCAACATTACTGTTATCATATGCACAACAAGATGTGCCGCCTGCACAAAATCTATATTGACAACCAGGTGTAACATCAAGTCTTTTAAACGTAAACTGTCCTGAAGTACCTGAATGTGACTGAAATGCACAACAACATCCACTATTTCCACTTGAGCCTCCACCGTACATCCACATCTTCATTGATGTTGTTCCAGCCGGTACAGTCCAAAGACAGCAACACCCACCGTTGGACACACTGTTTAAACTTGTATGGTAAATTGCAAAATAGTTTGGTATACCTCCGCCGGCAGTTGGCGTAAGTGAGTTAAGTATAGTAGAAAGAGTTGCCATAGTTTATTCCTTTATGATCCCGCTATAACCCAACCGTATGTAGAACCGGTATAGGTTAAAATTGGAGATGCGTTATTAATATCTATCACAAGATCTGAAGCTGCATTTTGTATCTCTTCCCCGTTACGTCCTACTGTAATATTATTTGTGCCTGCAACACCAGTTACGTCTATGATTTGCACAGTGTCTTCTACAGTTGGTGTAGCTGGCAGGGTAATTGTAATACTACCCGCTGTACAAATAATACGTTCATTAGCTTTAGCAGTGACACTACTACTTGTAACAACGTTAGTTGTTGAGTAATTCAATGTGCTTGTTAAATATCGTCCCATTTTATTTGTCCTTTAATATATTTATGCCGCTGTCTCAATTCCAAATGCAACAACACTTACGTTTGCTCCACTTGATCTTGCTACAATTAATTGTCCGGCTCCTAAAATAATACCAGTACGTTCTAACACGTTCCTTGGTAGCAATTCGACATCGTACTCTAAGTACTCGTCAAGTCCCGGCGTTGCTGTATCACAAATAGCCAAACGAACCACTATGGCTGAGTTTCCTCTGTTGGTCATTGAAACACTAGCAACAGTATATGTACTTGCTGGGCAAGTATAGATAGTTGTATCTGCACCTGCACTTAAATCAGCTGTTCCTATTCTTCCTGTGGCCATTTGTTATTTCTCCTAAGCATTTAAAAACATATTCAGTGCGACCGGTGTACCACTTATGCCGCCTGTATAGTTTACGTTTGTTGTTATATTTATCTCTTGATTGGTTGTATGAGATATTGTCTGACCACTTATATTAACTTGGCCAGCTGTGAGTGAGTTTACATTTAGTTCACCTGCTCCGCCACCTATTTGACTTGATATGTAAGTCTTGATAGCTCGCTGTGTTGGTACAATACTGTCACTGTTGGCTGTAAATGTGCCATCAGTTGAAAACTCAGTAATAGTAGCACTAGTACCACCTAATGATATCTCGCCTAATTGCAGTTCTTGCAAACCGCTTACGTTAAACGCATCAGCGTTTAATGTTGCTCTACCAGTTGACTGTTCAACACTGAATAATTCGCCAACTCTAAAGTTACCATCTTGGTCAGTTGAAGTATAAAATACTCTACCGCCTCCAAAGTCTTTTGTTTCGTCTGCTTGATCAGCAGCTGTACTTGGAGTTCCTGGGTAGTTAGTAGTAGTAACTCCTCCAGTACCTACATCTAAGAAGTCATGTCCTGTTAATCGTACCTGACTATATCTAGATCTAATTGTTACAGCTTCATTGTGTTCTGGAGCATCTGTAACACTTACTGTTGGACTTACTTGTAATAGTGCAGAGTAATTACTTCCGCTACCTGAAACCTGTGTTACGCCCACTAGCTTGAGCCATGTGTTTGAGATGCCAGCAATTTCTACGTTTGCACCTTCTACTGGTACTGATGTTAGTCCATCAACTTTAATAAACTGTCCTGGCTGATAAAAATCAGCATAACCGTTAGCTGATGCTACTGTTGCTGTAGCAGTATCATATCCTGTACCTCTATTACTAAATGTCGGTTGTCCAAGTACTCCGTCTCCTGTTCTAACTGTGTGAGGAGCTTCAACAGTGTTATTAGGATCAGTAATAGCCATTGTAGGTGTTGAGCTATATCCTGAACCAGGATGCCATATTCTTATTTGTGTAATTTTACCGTCTTCAACTTTAGCTCTTGCTTTTGCAATATCAGCATATGCACTAACACCACCACCACTGAATACTAGTCTTGGTTCAATAACATATTCGGTTGTCGAATCAAGTGCAGAAGCAATACTTGCGCCATATACACTATCCCATCCTGAAGAACCGTCACTGTTTTTAAGAACAGTAGCTATTTTAGTTCCTGAGTTATATGCATCAATATATGCATATTGACCCGCTCCAGTGCCACTTACAATCCAAATAGCCATACCTGCGTAAACTGCACTTCCGTTTGAGTCTGTATTACTAATTGTAATCTGAGTCGCTGTTCCTGCTTGTGCAGTATTAGTTGCTGTGATATATCCTGCTCCACCAATATTACTTGCTGGATCAGTAAGCCTTACTTCATATACAGCACCGTTGTACACATTTTCTGCACTTATTGCTGCATCGTTATTACCGCCAACAATAGTAGTTGTTGTGTCGCCATCAGCATAGTTAACACCAGCATTTGTATATTCAAATAGTAAAATTTGATTTTTATCAGTTAATACATTTTTAATATTAGCTTCTGTTGATTGGTTGGTAACTGTTCCTGTAATTGGTGTTTCTGTTGCATCAATGCCTTCTGCTACACAACCAAAGTCACCATATGACGAGTTACCGTTTGTAGCTCTTATCTTACCACCATGTTCTGACAAATAACCTATGTGTGCAAAATAACTGAATACACTAACAAGTTCTGCTCTTCCTAAGTTAGTAACCCATGCTCCAATACCTTCGTCAATAATCTGTGTAAAATCATTTGCTACAATAGAGTCGTTACCGCCATCATGTATATCACCGTCAATTTTTAAACCAATACATTTTGTACCAAATGTAGTAACATTTTGTATATAAGGAGATCTACTAGCTATCCATGCTTTTGTATCAGCTGGTCCATAGCCTGGATCAAGACTTACAAAGGCGCCTGCTGTTGGTCGTTTGGTTCCATACGCATTAGCACCGCCTAGTGTACCTACTAGTCCGCTTACTGTACAGTTTCTTAATCCTGTTGCGTTACGCATAAAGAACATATTCTCAGTTGTACTACCGCTAACTGAATTAGCATATAGTAATGCAGCTGAAAGTGTTCTCCAATTACCTGTCCAAATTAAATCATATTTTATAGCATCTAAGTATCTATTTACATCTCTGGTACAGGCTGCAATAGTATACGTATAGCTTGGATATGTCACCGCAATATAAGCATGTACTTCAGCTATTAAAAATGCTCTGTTTGCTTCAATACATTCTACTGCATATGTGTAACCTGTTGAATATTCAGCTGTTTCAGATCCTCTTGTGGTTGGAACTGTTGAATCACCTGATACTCCATTTACTCGGTAATCAATGTAATCTTCTAATTCTTGAAATAAAGCTTGAGCCGCTTGACCAGCTGCTGAACTACCAGCAGGTCTTGTTGTAACTTGTGACTCAGCATTACCTGTTGACTTTGTTATTGCACTATTAGCAACAATGTCGTCTATAATTGTTTTTAGTCTCTGTATAGCTGCAATACTTTTTGGAACATCTGTAGCTTGTGTTTGTACACCTGCAGGTATTATTTTTGTTGAACGTAATTCATCTCCAATCACCGCAGTATTTGCTGGAACAAGTATAGGTAATGTTTCTGCAAAGGTCCCACTCTTTACATATAAAGAGTTATTAGGAATAACTGCTGCTGTCATTGCAGATACATTGCCTGCTGTAACAGCTGCTTTAAGTATACCTGCTAAACTTGTAGCAGTTGATAGATCATCTGCAAGTTCTGCTTGTGCTGCTTCAGTTTGTTGTGTAGCTGTAGTATTGCCAGTAAGTGTTTGATAATTTTGTGCAGGTGCTACATTACTTAATACTGCATCAGCTACAACTAATACCCTATCAATCATTGCGTTAAATTCAGCAGTTTTTCCTGTGATGCTAGCATCTGCGTGAATTGCAGTTGTAAGTTTTCTAGTCTCTACATTACCTCCATGACTTAAATCATAAATTAATGCATCAACTAATCTGCCAACCAAAATAAGCCATGTTGCTTTAGTATACGTAAAGGATCCTGTATACGGACTTGTGTTATTTGCTATTCCATGATCCACAAATTCAACAGCATCATGTTGTATAAAACTCTTGTTGATGTGTAATAATCTTTTTGCAGCTGGACGTTCTGCTCCGTCCCAAATTTGTTGTGTAGCGTATTGTATAGTTTTCCATGGACGGTCTAAAGTCAATCCATAATCACTTGCTGGACTATCAACACCTGTAGTATTTTGTACATAGTAAACATTATTAAGTGCGCCAAAGTATCCCCATTCTGGAGCATTTCCTGCTGTGTTTACTTTTAATACTTGTCCTTGTGTTCCAATTGGTAATCTTGTTGGACCTGAACCACCATAGTAAACTAAGTCGCCTTGTGTTGTTAAGTTTCCTGATTCTGCACCTGCAATTAAAACATTCCAGTACACACCGCCTGTATCATTGTCTGGGCGTTTAGGAGTATCTGATGTATGGGCTAATATACAAACATAGCTGTTTGCACCATATTTTATAGAATCACCTTTGTCATAAAGTGTTGCTGATGACCAAGTATTTTTCCACTTGAATCCTTCGTTTAGTAGCTCCCAATATGTATTATTGGGCGGACGTTGCCCTGTATGATCTAATATACATAGATATGTAAAGCCACCTAATCTTACTACATCGCCAACTCTATATTCTTCTGAAGAACTATCATCTCCCCAGTCTTGGGCATGTTTAAATCCTGTTGTAAATAAATCCCAGTCTGTAGTATTAGTTGACGGATGTCCTTGCCCTACATTATTTGTTTTGGATACGTATGAATAACCACCATAAGTAACAAAGTCACCTGGTTGATAAGTTACTGTACCGCTCCATGTATCTTCAAATTCTAAACCTTCAACAAACTGTGACCATTTACCCTCGTCAGCAGCGAATGTTGCTTGGCTTGTATGATAAGTTGTGCAAATCCATGTTCCGCCACCATATTTAACAATATCGTTAATTTTATAGCGTGTACTAGATGCCCAATCTACTTTATACTCTAAACCTTTGTTTAAATAATCCCATTTTGATTGGTCGTTTTCTAAACCAAGTGCATCTGACGCAGCTGATGTATGTCCTTCGTTTGCAACATATAGCTGTCCACCGTATCGAACAATATCATTGACTCTATATCTAATCCCAGTAGCCCAGTTATTTTTCCAGAAAAATCCTTCGGAAAATATATTCCACTTAGCTTGGTCCGCTTCTAATCCTAGTGTGTCATTTCCTGCAGAAGTGTGCTGAGTAACACAGACATACACTGTACCGTTATATTTTGCAATATCGTTTACTTTGTATCTAGTGCTTACAGTCCAATCAGCTTTGTAATCAAATCCTTCTGCAAACAAGTCCCAACTTGCTGCATTTGCTTCTAGACCATCTGTAAGATTTGCTGCAGAAGTATGTTCTGCGTTTGCAACATATAAATATCCGCCATACTTTACAATGTCATTAATTTTGTAAAGTGTACTAAAAGTCCAGTCACCTTTCCATTCAGTACCATCGGAAATTTTATTCCAGTATGTTGCTTGACTAGTTGAAAACAGAGCCGGTGCTGTGTGTCCTTTAATACAAATATATGTATTACCACCGTTTCTAACGATATCATCTTTGTAGTAGGTTGTTGAAAGGGTCCATGTTCCCTTCCATATAAACCTAATTCTACCTAACTTAAATTCAGCCATTTAACGCTCCATAATCCTTATATATATTTATCAATACCCACCACCATCAAGTGAGTTACCACTATCTGTGCCATGTCCAAAATACTGTAGTGCTGCTAAATCACCTTTTGCAGCTTTTGTATGATGTGCTTGTGCAGTAAATGTAATTCCTAAAGTAGCATCTGTACTTGTAATTCTATTTGTATCAATTTGCACTGTTCCTGCAACCAATGCAGTAGCATTAGCACTACTAGTTCCGCCGGACACTCTTGATTCAAGATATCTGCCTATTGCTTTTTGTGTAGGCACAATGTTATTAGCATTAGCAACAAATGTAGGTTCTTTAGAAAACTCATTAATTACAACCTGTGTTCCTCCTACTACAATTCCACCTAATGTTAATTGTGAAAGTCCTGACAGATTAAATTGTGATGCATTTATTGTAATGATACCAGTGTCTTGTTCAACTTTAAATTGCTCACCAACTCTGAAGTTACCATCTTGATCAGTTGAAGTATAAAATACTCTACCTGCGTTAGCTTCTCTAACTTCATTTTCTTGTTTTGGATCGTTTGCTGCATCATAGCCTTCAACGTATCTATTAGGATAATCTGTGCTTGTTTGATTACCTGAACCTATGTCTAAGAAATCGTGTCCTGTTAACCTTACTTGACTATACTGTTGTCTTATAGTAATTGCTTCGCCATGAACAGGAGACTCAGCTCTGCCAAGAGTAGGACTAATCGTGATTGTAATATCATATGGTCCAGATCCTGATTGTTCTTCAATAGTAGACACTTTATAGTCTACATCATTAATACCGTTTATAACCAAGTTATCACCTGGTGAAGGAACTAAACTTATATTTGATAGTCTAAGTGTTGGACCTATTTGGAAACTATCTGCATAACCAGATCCACTGATTGATGCTGTAGCTGTTATATAACTTATTCCTCTTTCACTAAACACAGGCTGTGGCAGTACACCGTCGCCTATTCTTGCAACTTGCGTTGAATTTACAGTTGATTGTGAATCATATACACTCACTGTAGGTGCTGAAGAATACTGGCTTCCGGGTTCGTAAATAAAGAACTCATTTACTTTGTCTGATTTAACTACTGCTCTTGCAAATGGTTTTGCTCCCCAGCCACTTATAACATTAAAGTTTGTTGAATTTACAGCAACAATTGACCATTTTTGTAATGTTGGACTATAAGCTGCATCTGCCCAGTCTTCTGTATCACTTGTTAAGTAGTTTGTGCTATCATCACTATTAAGCCTCCATACTGCACCTTCTTGGGATTTTATAAGTTGATTGTTAGAGCCAGCTGATACTCCCATAAATGTTCCGCCGCCGTATACAAATTTATCATAGTCAGTGGCACCAGTAATACTATGATGATACCATGTAATACCATCAAAACTAATTGCTGTTTTTGTTAATCCTGTACTATCGTTTGCATTTTGTATTGCAACAAATTTACCATTACCAAAAATAACATCATCATAATCTTTAGGAAGTCTAGTGCCTGAACCATCATCATCTAGTTGTATAAAAGTTGCTCCATTATCTGTACTATAAGCTACTCCACCTGCACTTCCAACATTCACAGCTACAAAAGTACCATTAGATGCATGTCCAACACCACCTCCATGTGCTACTTTAGTATACTTATGAGTTCCTGAACTTGCGCCGGATGGTGTAACTACTGTAGTTGTATTTAAATTAGTTGTAGTAGTTAGTTGGTGACTGTCGGTTGTAAATACTGTTCCTTGGCTTCCTTCTTTATTTGCTGCACCTGACAAATTAGAAAGATTAGTAAAGTCTGAACTTGTTATATATGCAAGATTATTTGCATGACTTTTTGCCGCTACATCAAAACTATATATTGATCCTGTAGGTGTAGTACCATCAAACGTGTCGGTTACAACTAAAATTCTACTTCCGTTAGTATCAGACAATAATTTTTTAACTTTTCTATTTGAAAATCTATTAACTGGTGTACTCCATGTTATACCATCTGTTGAGTGAGATGATTGTATATTACTTGCAGAGCTTCCTGTAAATGCTACAAAGCATCCTCCTGCTGGATACCAAATAACATGTTCCCAGTTTGAAGAACTAGGTGCTGTTCCGGTTGTAGCTGTATATGTATGATCGCTAAATGTAACTCTAGGTTCTAAGGTATATCTAGTAGCAGTAGTCATGTCTGTTACATTAGGCCATCCTGGATTTATATGATCCCAACCTGGTTGACCATCTGACTCTCTACTTACTTGTGCAATTTTAGATGCTGGATCATAACTAGCTATAAAACCATATTGTCCTACACCAAGTCCTTCTTTAATGAATACTCTTAATCCTTGGTACTTTACATTAGTTCCATCTGTATCTGAAGCGGCTAGTGTAATTGTTGTTGGGCCGCCGTCCTGAGCGGAGTTTAATTTAAATTGAAAGTTATTACCGCCGGCTGCACTTGAGTCACCTGGGTCTGTGAGTCTTACCTCGTACACACCGCCATCTCTTACTTCTTGATATGTTGCTGCGGCATTTGCACCTTGTCCTCCAAAGTTAACACTACTAGATGATGCTACATTTGTAGTACCTGCATTTTTATATTCTAGTGCTAATATCATATTTACATTATCAGTAAGAGCATTCGCTGTTGGGTCTAATGCTCTGTTGTTCACTGTACCAGTAATTGCAGTTTCTGTTGCATCAAATCCTTCAGCTACTGATCCAAATGTACCATACGAATTGTTTCCATTTGTTGCACGTATTTTTCCACCATCCGATGACAAATAGCCAATATAATTATAGTATGTAAAAATACTAACTATTTCTGTTCTACCATTATTAAGAGCCCAAACGCCTATACCGTCACTTATAATTTGCGTAAAATCATTAGCAACAATTGATTTGTTTCCTGAATTGTGTAATGATCCATCAATTTTAATGCCTACACATCCTGTTCCAAATGTTGTTACATTTTGTACATAAGAAGATTTTGATGTGATATGCACACTAGTATCTGCAGGACCTGTGCCAGGATCAAGACTAATAAAAGCTCCGCCTGTAGGTCTTTTAGTTCCATACGCATTTTGAGAACCTAGTGTTCCTATTAATCCTTGTAATGTAAGATTCCTTACGCCGCCGCCATTACTAACATAAAACATATTGTTAGCTTCTAATCCTGCGTTAGGTTGTATAGTGACACTTCTTAATTCGTCCCCAACAATTGTTGTTTCTTTTGGTATTGAAATTGGAATAATTTCTGAATAGCTACCTGCTGTTACAAAAATTGTTGCAGGAGCTCTATTAGCCCAATCTTGGTTTATGTAATCACAAGCATACTTAATAGTTTTAAAAGGAGCATTTACAGTAGTACCGTTAGAATCACTATCAAGACCCGAAGGTGCTACATAGAAAACTTTGCTTACAGGACCAAATTGTCCCCAAGTACTGTTACCACTAGCATCAACTTTTAGCGTTGCACCAGGCGCACCTATTGGTAGTCTTGTAGTTTGTGTCGCGTCTCTTACACGTAAGTCGCCATCTGTAGTAAGAACGTTGCCGTCGATACCAGCTAGCATTAACTCCCAATAGTTTTCGTTAGTATTTTCTATATCAAGATCAGGTCTGTTGTCAGACTCAGAACCAGTATGTCTTTGTATACAGTAATATGCACTACCATCGTAAGTTACAATATCTCCAATAAGGTATTGTGTATTGTCAACCCAGTCACTTTTCCATCTGTGTCCTGGAACAAGTATTTGCCATTTAGCTGATGTATCAGGATATTCTGCATTTGAGTCTGTAATACAAATATAAAGGTATCCGCCGCTTCTTAATACATCACCTGTATAGTATTGCGTAGAATGATCATATTCTCCTCTATGCCTGTAACCTTGTTTTAATAATTCCCAATCGCCAGTGTCTTGTAATATACCATTTACACTAGGTACACTATTTAAATTGTTTTGTAAACAAGTATAAGCGTAGCCGCCATATAGAACAATATCACCAACTTGATACTCTGTTGAACTTGCCCATAATAGTTCGTATCCAAATCCTGGAAGCCAAACTGCCCAATATGAACTTGCTTCATCAGTTCTAAATAATGCATTAGCAGTGTGATGTACTAAACATTTCCATATTGTTTCGCCGTATTTTACAAGATCATTTTTTCTATATCTAGTAGCAGTAACCCATGTGCCTTTATATTCAAATCCGTCTATTACCGTAGTCCATCTAGCAGAATCTGCTTCTAGTCCTAATGAAGCATCGGCATTTGAAGTATGTCCTACTGTACATCTATAAACAATACCATTGTAACGTACAACATCATCAACTCTATATCTAGTTCCTGCTTCCCAGTCTGTACGCCAATTATCTGAACGTGTAACTATTTCCCATTTTGCTTGATCTGCTTCTAGTCCGTTGGCTTCATTTTCAGCTGTATGCTTTTCTATACATCGATATGTAATACCGTTATATGTTGTAACATCACCTAAATCATAAAAATAACCAGCGGACCAAGTGTTTACCCAGTTGTCTGTGGTTGCAACTAAAGTCCATTTGTCATAGTCAGTATGAACACCTTGAGATGTAACAACATTAGAAGTATGCGAAGTAACACATCTGTAAACATATCCTTCCCATTTTACTATTTCTCCTACACTATAAAATGTAGAGTTTGACCAGTCTCCTCTCCAAACAAATCCGTCTAGCATTAGTTCCCATTTAGGATTTGCATGATTTAGATCTGTATAAAATCCTGTAGAAGAAACCTGTGAAGTATGACCAATTATACAAACATAAGCTTTACCTTGATAATATACAATATCATCTTTTCGGTATACTGTTGCAGCATTCCAGGCGTTTTTCCATCTAAATCTAATTCTATCTAAGTTAAATTCTGCCATGTTCTTTTCCTAGTATACTATCTCACCACTTGACGACGATCCATCATCATATGTGTGGTCTTCATTAACTCTAACACACAGTTCTCCTTCACTATTGATATAGTAAAAAATATCTCTGTCATCGTGTTTAAATTGTTCGTAATTTAAATTAGCATAAACTAAATTATGATTATAATCTCTTCCTTCGTAAAATTCTTGGCCTTCTTCGAAATTAGGGTAGTTGTCAACAGGATCCCCAATTTTATTAATTTGTACCATATCATCTTGAGCTAGTTGATCGACTTTACTCATAAACAGTTCGCCGTTGTCAGTTCTACGCAATCCGTAAAAGAAACGTTTTCCGTTTTGCATAAAGTATTGTTCTTGTGATGCTCCTACATAATTTCCCATTTATTTTTCCTTATACAATATCCACATAACTTATAACAGCATCAACTGAGTCTGTTTTACTAGATTGAAACAACAATGTATTAGTCGGTGCTAGAATTAATTTTTCTGCTGGACCTAAAGGTTTCAAACTTCCTTTAGGTGGTATCATTACATCTTTCAAATAGTATCCTTCACTACTAGCATCGTCACCTATCAGTATGTTTACGCTTACAGCACCTTTAGTTGTGTTTGCTAAACTAATACCAATAATGGTTGAACGTGTACTGCCGTTAGTTTCTATTGCAACTATTTTTTGTGTTCCAATATCTTTAACTACTTTGTTTCTAAACGTTGTTGCCATATTATTATCCTAAACTTATTACCAATTCTAATGCAATATTTTCAGCATCACCTACTGATATACCAGCTCCAGAACCTGCAACTGATCCCCATTGTCCGTCCCACACTTCTACTCGCTGTTCTTGTGAATTATATCTCATCATTCCAATTTCTGTATTTGCAATTGGAGGACGTTGTGCTGATGTTCCTGTAGGAATAACAAATCCTCCAGTGCCTGCAAATTTAACATATCCGTTGCCTGTACTAGCTAGTGTAAATATACCGTCTGTTACTGTATTTGTTATTGTTTGATCTTTGAATGCTAGTGCATTATCAAATACTACACTACCAGTTCCATTTGCATCTAATACTAAATTAGTATTTCCAGATGCTGTAGTAATTGTATTACCATCAATTATAATATCATCTACAGTTACTTTTGGTACCGAAAATCTTGCACTTGTTAAATCTGCTACAGTAGATCCTGCAATATTAAATCTTATTGTGTTGTCGTTTGCTCCAGGTGTTAGCTCTGCTGTAATATTAGTATCACCATCTAAATCTTGTACACCATTAAGCACAATCCAATTAGTTCCATTATAACCTTCAAAACTATTTGTGTCGCTGTTATATCTAACTTTACCTGCTGCTGCTGTTGGTCTTTGAGCAGTTGTTCCTACAGGAAGCTTTAACGACCCAGTTCCTGTTATTTCAACATTACCATTTCCTGGGGAAAGTGTTAAGTCTCCAGTGCTTGTAATCGTAGAATCTTTAAAACTTAAATTGTCAATTACTATGCTACCTGTACCATTAGCTCTTAATTCTAAGTTAGCATTTGAAACAGAAGTTTGAATATAGTTTGCATATATTTGCACATCTCCTATATTACTATTATTAGCAGTTACATCGTTTAAGTAGGCATTATTCCATTTCTTTGTAGCAGAACCTAACGTATATGTATTATTAACATCTGGAATAATATTACTTGCAATATCAGCATTAAATGTTACATTGTCTGTGTCAGCATCGCCGATAGTAATATTACCATTTGCAGTAATATTTCCTGTTGCAGTAATATTTCCGTATACGTTTGTGTCGCCTTGAATTTCTACACTACCTGTTCCGTTAGGAGCAAATTCTATATTTGCATTAGAATCATTAGTAGAAATAATATTATTAGTAATATCAATTGAATCAATTGTTAGTCTTTTATTATAAACAACATTGTCTGCTGTTCCTAATACTAGTGTAGGATCTGTTGTACTAATAGTGTTGCCACTAAACTGCACCGTGCCAAAAGTACTTGTGCCACTTACTTGCAATCCGGGGGTTCTTGTTGTTCCTGTTACGTCTAAATCGTATTGAGGCGATGCGTTGTTTATTCCGACGCGGCTGTTATTTACATCTAGATATAGTAAGTTCGTCTCAAAAGCTAAATCCACACCTTCACGAAGCAGGTTTGCTTTTAAGAGCGGACCACTTATGCGACCAATAGCCATCTCTTCTCCTCAGTACGGGGATCCTGTCCCTCTAGCCCAATTCTCATCCTTACGGCTCTTTGCTGGCTAACCACAGTTTGACCCTGCAAGTATTGGTCATACGTTGCATTAATAGTATTTAGCGAAAATTGGATTTATTAACCTAGTATAATAGTATATTGGAGGGCTAATTCGTTCATTTCATCATCAGTAAGAGTACCACCTGTACCTGCTGATTGTGTGTATGATGATCCAGTAAATGTTTCAAGTGTTTCACTATCTGTATTCCACCTAGTATCACCTATCTCAGGAGTCGGCCATCTATTAGAGTTATTACCAAAAGGAATAACCATTGCATGTGTTCCTGAGACTTTGTCGTATCCGTATCCAGTAGGTATAAAAGTTAGTGCAGTGTCAACTGGCCATGTAATATTTTGTCCATCAAATGTAAGTGTGTCTATTGTAACATTACCAGTGCCGTTGGGATTGAGTAATAAATTTGTATCTGTAGTTGTTGTCGATAAAACATTAGTATTAAAATTAATATCGTCAACCTGCAATCCTGTTAAGTTTGCACCTGTACTATCTATCGATCCTGATGCTATAGAATTAGCTGTAAAATTTAAAGTATTGTTAGTAGGATGAGCTACTAAACTAGTTAATCCATTTTCAGCGTATACACCACCTAATGGCATATATCCTGTATTTGCTCTTCCTTCAAATAAATTCCAATAATTATTAAATCTTAATCCACCAGTGGTAGTAGGTCTTTCTCCATTACTGCCAGATGGTAATTTTATTGCTTGTGTAGAATTAACTACTAGCTCACCTGATGTTGTTAAACCTAATGTTCCTGGAGTACTAAGCGTAGCATTTTCTATTTGTACAAACTCTAGATCAACTTTCTTTCCGTTTACATTGTGTCTAAGATTTAAATTCAAATCACTTGCATAAGTTTGTATAACATTTGTATCTATTTTAAGGCCGCCAGTATCTAAAGATGCACTATTTAAATCTGTGGTATGTATGTTGTTCCATCGTTTGCTCCATGTACCTAGATTAGATACATCATTTACATCTGGCATAAGATTACTGTTTACGTCACTTGTAAATGTTACAGTATCATTATCATCATCGCCTAAAACTAAATCGCCACCAAATGTAATATCTCCTGTTGCATGTATATTACCATCTGAATTCCAGTCAGAATATATTTCAATAGTACCTGTGCCGTTAGGTGTTAAGTTTATATTTGAATTTGATAAGGATCTAAATGTGTTAAAGTTAACTCTTAAATTATCAGTAAGAAGACCTGAAAGGAATACATTACTTCCTCCGCTTAAATTAATATCTCCACTATTTTGATATATTCTGTTTGTGTCAAGAGTCCAGTTTTGTACGTTAGCATTATCTGATATTAAGTTTGTACTAACTAATGGAGTTGGGATATCTAATGAATAAGTTGCCGCTGGAGATTCTGTATTAATACCTACCCTTGAGTTAACAACATCAAGGTGAAGTAGTGCGGTAGACCCGCTTGTATTTTTAAAATTTAAGTTTGATCCGTTACGTTCTAAGTTATCTTTAAGAACGCCACCGCCAATTCTACCCAGTGCCATTACTGTCTCCTATACTATATTTATAGGAATTACTTGTCGAAGTTATGTAGTACTGTGATGGGTTTTCCTGTAGGCACAGGCGTACTGAAAACAATATACCAACCTGCGGCATATGGTGTGTTTGGTCCTGAACTCGGATTTTGTACTAGTGTATAGTTTGTTGTAGAAATTTGGAAAACATTTTCAACAAGCACAATTACACTTTGAGCACTAGCAGGTGTCGGATATTCTGTATCTCCTGAATTTAAAAGACCAAATGTAGTTTCTGTGCCGTCACCGACACCTAAGTTTTGTTGCGTTATTCCAACAGGATTAGGTTCGTTGTATCTTAAATTTTTCCAAGCACCATTTTCGTATACTTCAAATTCGTTATTATCAGTATTATATCTCAGCTGTGCATTAGCAGGAGTGCTTGGACGCTCTGCAGTAGTACCGCTTGGTACTACAATTGCTTTTGTGCCGTCAATAATACCTAAGCCTGCTGTGGTAAACTTTACACTAGCACCTTGTATATTTCTTGCATTCAAAGTTTGTTGCTTTAAAAAACGCATTTATACTTCCAAAAAGCTTACTGTAGCAGATAAAGTAGTATTTCCAGAACCTGCATCAGGTGATCCAATTAACACAATTTTATCACCTTCATCTAAAACTATTTTTTCTGAATCAAATGTAAAAGTTTCTTTTGCTGGTAAAGTTAAATCATGTAGTACTCTTGTTACAGAGTTAGATAATGGTGATCCGCTTTTTACTAGATGCATATCAACAGTAGCATCAGTAGTGGTGCTATTGTTACAAATTAAAATATTTGTAATTGCATATGTTTTTCCTGTTGGAACTGCACCAGCTGGCGAACCTACACCAGTTGGATCTAGTATTTCAGTGTTGGTTGTTTTTATTTGTGCTGATATAATTGCCATGTTTTTTCCTAAAATAGCATACTGTAAAGTATGCTTCTATTTTTACTTATCAGTTCGTCTCTTGTTCCTTGTGAATTTACGAAGAACATACCGGTCTGTCCATACGATTCAGTTTGTATATAAAGCTTATTACCATCTGCTGGCTGAGTTGGAACATGAATTGCTTGTCTTATATGCAAAGTATCATCAATTTGCACTACTCCTGTACCTGGAGAACTAATAATCATGTCTTGATTACTAGTTGTAGTTTCAATTATTGTTCCGCCTATCCTAACTTCAGGTAATTCAAATCTATCTTCGAATAGCTTTGCATTTGCTTGCCCGTCAATATTAAAATCAATAACACTTGGTGAGCCAGATACATCAGTATCTGCAATAACAATAGCAGTTTGCGTACCAACATTACCTTGACCAATTGTTGAGATATTAACTGTATTAAATGCATTTGATATTGTATCATCAACATATTTCTTGTTAGGTAAATCGTCATCGTCTGTAACTTGATTTTCATAATTTACAGTGCCTGTGACACTTACAGTACCTGTACCGGAGTTAATTAAATATAAATCTCCGCCGCCTGTATTAATATTATTTGTTCTAATACCTATAAGGGCATTATTGGCATCTTTAAAAACAAATCCGCCTGTTTTGGTAGTACTTGTAACAGGATCACTCCAAGTAATATTTTCATTAAATGTCATTAATGCATTAACAAGTGTTCCACGATCCATTTCTAGACCGGAATCATCTAAAGTGATCCCGGGTCCAGTTTCTCCAGAATTTAATGTTAATATATTATCTTTGATATCTAAATTTTGAGAAGTAACAGTAGTAGTTGATCCTGATACTGTTAGATTACCAGTAATGATAACATTACCTTGTTGGAATCCAGTATCAAGCGTTATTGCACCGCCTGGCTGTACAACAACGTTATAGTCTCCTGTTGCTACCTTGAGATATTTAGACATTAATATTATTCCTTATTAATATCTTATGCGTCTTCAGTGAAGTCTGTATCGTCAGTACCTGATTTAGTATCATCATCACCAGCTTCTTCAACTTGTACTGCACCGTCTGCGCCTGCAACTGTAAAGTTCCAAGAAATACTTGTACCGTCTAGTGCGTTTGAACCAGTAGCTGAAGGTTGCTTTACAGTAACTTTTCTACCTGCAATTTTAGAAACACCGTATGTTTCATCATCATCACCTTTTACAGAAATTGTCATTTCTGTGCCAGTAAGTGCAGCTGGTAGTTTACCAGTTACAAGTGTGCGATCATAGCTTCCGCCATCTTCTGTTGCACGTACTCTAAACTTCTTGCTACCAAGTTGTTTTACAATATGTCCTTCAACAACTGCTGATCCGTCATGAAAGTTAACTTTAATTTCGTTTCCGCTTGCTGTTGGTGTTCCGAAAAATCTTTTATTAATTGGTCTTCCCATTTGTTTTCTCCTTAATAAGTTGACGTTCTAGGTCTACGGGGTTGGTTCCCCATAAGTCCTCATCTAGAGGACATCCTCTTGACATAGTATTTATCATTAGTAACAAAAGAAAAAGGCCCGCTTGTGGCGAGCCTTTTAATATAAGGTGATAGGTTGGACTTCAGAATACCAACAACCTAGGCTTACAGTCTGTCTGATAATACCTAAGCACCTCGCATCGAAAAGTTACTTTCAAAACCTGCATCTTCGTGTCTCCACGCTCATACAGTGCCACTACAGCTACGAGTCAAGTTCAGGACCTGCCATCCCTCTTCCTTGCACTATCGTAAGTTAAACCGTCATCTAACTTACTGTATACATAATAGCATCTTTGTAGTAGTTGTCAACCACTTTTTTAAAAAAAAGTCAAAAAAATAGGCCCCCTAAAGGACCTATTTTAATCTCGTATATTACTAAAGTAATATTAGCTAAAGCTAACGTTACCTGAAGTAATAGCAACAGCGCCGAGGTAATCAGCAGCGTTACCAAGAGACGAAGCAGTATTTGATAATTCAATATACCCGTATCTTGTCATAAAGCTTACTGTTGGCTCAAATGTGGACGGATCCAGCACAACGCCTGAGCTCATTAGCGGAATGTATGGGCAATAGAATGCTGCCGCATCTGATTCGCTTGAACCTTTATAACCAACAAGTACGTTAGCATTGTCAGCTGCATATGTGTTTACATATACTTTCATAGCGTTGTTCAAAGTACCAACCATCTTAGTGTTAGTTGGAGCTTCGAATGAACCTTCAGTTGTTCTTGCGAACGCTGAAGTTGTAGCACTCTGCAGAATTGTAAGTGCAAATGGACTTACAACTGCCCAGTTACCTGCGCCTCTACGTGTACGCTGAGCGATCTGGTTTGATACTCTGTTAATTTGAACAGCTAAAGCAGCATGCTCGTCACCAACAAAAGTAGCAGTACCTGATACAGCAGCTTGGTCATATGTTTGACCTGCTGAGCCAGCTAGTGTGTTTAAGCTTGCAAGTACCTCTTGATCAATTTCAGCGGTAATTTCTTGTGCTAAAGCAGCCATAATTTCTGCTTCAACGTCAATACCGTGCATTGATTGAGCGTCTTGAGCCGCTTCAAAAGTCCAGCGAGCTGATAGCTTTCTGGTTTTTGCTTCGACTGTTTGCTTTAAGATTTGGATTGATAACTTGTTACCAGCCGCACCTTCAAGTACTGCTGTGTTATCAGCTTTACCTGTTGAAGTGTTACCGGAATAAGCTTCCGCAATCTTAAATGGTGAAAGTGCTTCTTCACCAGCAGTAGCGCCTGAAGCGCCTGAGCCTGCTGTATCAGAGTAGCGTACTCTCAATGTGTGGATTTGACCCACAGGACCAGTCATAGGCTGAACACCAACTAATTCGTTAGCAATAACGGTTGGCATTACACGTCTGATGACGGGTAGGATAACTCTGTTAAGAGTTGCGACATTACCGGCGGATGTTGTTCCTGCTACAGCTGTCTCAGACAAATACTTGCGAGTATTTTCTAAGGTAGTAGCCATAACGCCTTTTTTGTTGCCTTGAAGGCCTTCCAAAAGTGCAGTTTTCGTATCCTGCCAGCGACTTTCTAGTAGTTCTGACATAATTATCTCCTTAATTTAAACCAGCTAAACGCTTCATAGTAATAACATTGCTATTACTCTCTGCGTCAGCTTGCTGTGAACTAACGTTAGTGTTTTCTCTATTGCCTGTAATTTCGGTGCCTTCTGTGAGTGTTGCCTTCTTAGCTGGAGTATTACCGTCGATAACCGCTGGTAGGTACTTATCAAACTGAGCTTTTAACCTATTAGTTTGAACTGATTCCAGTAAATCAATCATAATTTCACGCTGATCTTTAGCCAAAGGCTGGATCAAATCGTTAATTAAGTCTTTTCTTTGCGTTGATTCAACAATACGCTTCTTTTCAGTAGCTGTTGATTCTGCAATTTCTTTTGCTTTCTTTGCAAATGCTTTTGCTTCGTCAAGTTGCTTGTTTTTTACATCAATAACTTTCAAAAGTTTAGCAGTTTCTGAATTTTCATTTAGGTAGCTAGTACCATATTCAGAAGCAAAGCTTTCAAAGATTTTACGACCAAAGTCGTTTTTACGTGCAGTGTCAATATCTTCTTTAAGTTGATTAATCTCTGTTTTAAGAGCTTTGTCAACTGTTTCAGATACTGCTGTTGCACCTCTTTCGATAAAGTCTGATTTGACTTTAGCAAAGTGTTTCTTAGCTTCACGTACAAGTTTAACCTTGGTTTCTGCTAAGTCTTTCTTATCTTCTTGGAACTCGGATATTTCACCCGCTAAAGCTTCTACTACAAACTCTTCAAGTTTAGCATAGTTTTCTGCCATTACTTTCTTGTCTGCATGTAGGTCTTTAATTTCGCTTGCTAATTGTTCAGCAACAAAACCCTTGAGTAAGTTTGCATTCTCACGTTGTGCAACAGCATATTTTGCTTTTGCTTCTGCAAGTTGTTTGCGATCATCTGCAAACTCTGCAATCTCTGCTTGAAGGCGCTCGGAAAGCATAGAGTCGATAGCTTCGACCATAGTCTCTTTATCGTGCTCATACTTTGTAGCAAATTCTTCACGTAACTCAGCAGTTGCCTGCATTTTGTTCTCCTGAATTTTTGCATTCCATGCTTCTTCAATCTCAGCCTTAATTTCGGATGATACCACGTCATTTTCAAAAAGTGTTTTTAGTGCATCTATCATACCATTGTCTCCTAGTTTATTGGAGTTTACTGATTATGTTAATCAGTGATTCCTTAAGATACTTTTGTGCCTTTACGTCATGTTTTGTTGCCTGTGCAAATTCGTATGCCTTCATCCCACCACGTGCATTCATTAGATGCTCGTATATTGGTGTAGGATATGCACCAGGGGCGCTGGGCTGAGCCACAACGTCCACAGTGATAATTTCAAAGTCGGAAACTTCGCCGCTTCCGTCTTCCATTACGTTACCAGAGCCCCTACTGGAAACACCTAGTTTAACTCCGCTTTCAAGCATTGTTTTAACTAAGTTTCCCATAGGAGTTGGTAATATTTTTAGTTTGCCATAGCCATTGTCACCATCCATCCACGTTTCCGTGATCATATGGCTTACACGATCTATGTTAATGTTAAGTCCTTCAGGATGATCAACTTCACCGAGAACTGAATATCCTCCAGTAATTTGATCGTTGAGAGTTTTGACAGCCCTGCCGATTTCGGATACAGGATACACTCGCTGATTAGCATTTCTAATACCGCCTTGGATAATAATTCCCTTCATATAAAGGTCTTTACCCTCGTTATCGTTTTCGAGTACTACATTAGCTTGGTCGAATGTCAAATTCTCTTGTAAATTAATCATCAAAATTCCTTAACTTAGCTGCCGATAGTTGATTTCTTATCAGCTGCTGCTTCTGGCTTGCCTTTTTTCTCTGCACCGTGTCCTGGTTGTGCTTTTAATGACTTAGAAGCCTTTCCACCTGGTACATTTACATTGCCGCCGTCTTGGTCTTTAGCGTTCATATCGCCTAGACCAGCATGGTCGCCGCCGCTTTCTTCAGCACCTTGTACTAAGTTACTTGCGTCACCACCCATGTTATTTGGGCTTGCTACTGTGCTTTTTGTGTTTGCACCGTTGTCGCCCATTTTAGCTGAAACTTTCTCTACGTATTCACGCATTTCTTCTCCAGCTGATTTTGGATTTTTTGATTCTTCAACTTCTTCATCAGTTGCTTCTTCAACTTCTTCATCTGATGCTTCTTCAACTTCTTCATCTGATGCTTCGTCTACTTCTTCATCTGATGCTTCAAACGGAAGTGCTGACTCTTCTTCAGGCTCTTCGTCGCCTGGCTCTTCGTCATCACCAGCCATCATTTTTTCAAATTCGGCTTTAAGATCATCTAATGCATCTTCTAAGTCTTCAACACGATCTTCAACGTCACCTTCTGGCTCTTCACCTTCTTCGTCGTCTCCGCCTTCGTCACCCATTCCGCTAAGTGCTGCCTCTAGGTCATCACCTGCATCGCCACCTACTGCTTCAATAGGATCAGCTTCTACTTCAAACTCATCTAAGTCAAAACCTTCTTCAACTTCTTCATCTGATGCTTCATCTACTTCTTCGTCAGTAGCTTCATCTACTTCTTCGTCAGTAGCTTCATCTACTTCTTCGTCAGTAGCTTCATCTACTTCTTCGTCAGTAGCTTCATCGACATCTTTGTCGTCTTCTAAAAGACCTTCATAAATATCTCTTGATTTTTCTACCACAATTTCGTGGAATAATTTTTCTGCCGCGTCCTTGTCTTCGTTGACAAGTAATTCAAGCATTTGTTCAAATTTGTTACGATCTGCCATTTTTACTCTCCTATAATGTATTGTACATACCGATTGGGTATGGGCTGTCATAATATATTTACTTTATTTGCAGAAAAGTGCGTACAAATAGGCTCAAAACGAGCCATTTTTGCAGATTATTAGATTTTAAAGGATTTTTTGAAATCCCGTACATGGATGTTTTCAACATTATCCAGTTTTGTAAGCTCAGGAGGAGTAAAAAAACTTTCTCCTAACACTCTTATATATCTCTTTTGAGGATTATTCTGGCATGTAATAATAGTTTGTTTAAGCCAATTTCCAAAATAAGTTGCTTTTTCAGTTGGTGCTTTATAATTTTGAGTGCCTGCGTATATATTATTTACTAATTGTCCTGTTCCTTCAAAATCAAATCCTATAATATAGATAGTATCGTAATCTGTCATATCAGAAGCTAACCATAATGCTGTAGGGCCACTGCTCCATCCTTTAGAAGGTTGAAAAAATTTGAATCCGGTCATTTCTGCATATGCTCTATTTGGATTAGTCCAAGTTTCTACCTGATGTTGTATACCTGCTTTGTTAAGTTCTAAAACCATTTTTGTATCCACAGCTACAAGGTAATCAGGAATAAAGTCTCTATATACCGCATTACATCCATATATTTTACCAAAAGGTTTAAGACTTGGTAAAGCAATAGGCTCTCTACTTGTGCCATTTCCAATTACAAAGGCTATTTTATTGTTTGTAGGTGCAGTTGATAGTGTTTCAGGAGGAGGTGTGTTTTTTGCTAGCTTACTTGATTTAGCTAAATTTTTTCGAGCTTTTCTTTGCTCTTTAGTTTCACCTGGAATATATTTTTTCATTTATCATACAGAATCTGGTTGAGCTGCTATTCCGTACATTTGTTTTACAAACTGCAACTCTTTTACCTTTTCTTCTGTATGTAGCTCTGAGGATTTTCTTATTCTATTAATTTGAGCTAAAGTCAATCTACTTTTACGTGTATCTGATTTTTTTACAGGAGTATCGTCATAGTCAGCTTCGTAGCGATTATCCTCTACAGGCTCAACTGTGTTTCTATCAAAATAAAATAATTCACGTAGTATCATGTTAGTATTTATACCGTTTGGTCTGTTGTTGCTGGACTACCTATATCATCACCAGTTACAGTTGATGGCGCATCACCTGCTCCGCCATCAGTAGTTGGAGCATCGCCTTCAGCTTCGTCTTCAATATTTCCAAGATCATCTCCCATACTGGCAGGACTAATACCAGCATCTCTCATTTGTGCTGAAGTATCATCGTCTGTAGGAATTATATCTTCGTCATTCTCTTCACGCCATAGTCTTTCATTTTCAGCAAGCTCTTCGTCAGTCATACCTAAGAAACGTTTGAGTGCAAATCTATTTGACATATACGGTATAGCAGCCATTTGTGAATAAGTTGGTACTCGAGCATTATCAATCTCTGCTTGCCTATAACTTGCAAAATTTTGTGGTGGTTGAAATTTTAAATCAAACATTGAAGTATCTACATTGATACCTCTTTCTAACATATAGCGTTTAAATTCTTGATCAAATTCCTGTACAACTAAATTTTGTAGTCTTTCACAATATGTGTTGAATCTTAATTCTTGAATATATGCTGTTCCAACTCTTCCGTCATTGTATTGTGCAGCTGAATCGTCTGCACCAGTAGGCAGATAACTTGATGGAATACGCAAACCGCGAACTAACTTGTTAGTAAAATACCTAAGATCATCAATTTCTCCTAAGTTTGTACCGCCTGGTAGTGTTTCAACTTTTGATCCACGTCCTTCAGCAGTTTGAGGGAAAAAGTAATCTTCGTTAATTGACAAAGGATTGTATGAACTGTCTATGACATTTGTTCCGCCCCCAGTCTGCGATGGTATACGTCTTTGATGTATTTCCGTCTTAACACGCTCTACAAATTGCATAGCAAGGTGCGATGGCATGTTACCCACATCAACATAGAAAACTCTTCTTTCTGGTGCTCTTTGTACACGATATATAATAATAGCATCTTCAAGTAATTCTTTTTGTTTGTATACTTTAAAAATTGTTTCAAGTAAAGAATTACCAAATGGATAATTATTGTCTAGTCCTTCTGACAAACTTAGATGTATTACATGTTTAGCGTCTACAGTTACTTCTCCATCATCAGTAGTAAATCTACTACCACTGTAACTTGACATAGGTTGTCCAACCATTCCTTTGGCGCCGCCGGTTGGTGTGTACTGTTGATTGCCTCCACTTGTAATATTACCATTTGTATGATAAGGAGTAGTAGCTATTCCGTCTTTAAAATTAAAATTAATATTTTTAACTACATACTGTTCGGGTACTTTCCCTTCACTTTCGTTAACAATAATACGTGACACGTTTGCAGGATCAACATGAAACCAACGCTTAGTTTCTGGATCACGTACAAAAAACTGATCTCCGTATTTGAAAACATTTCTTAATATTCGAAATATTTTTGTTTCAAAGTTTTGTAGTTTACACCATTGTTGTAGGTACTGACCAATAATGTTTACTTCATTATTAGTTGCGTTTTTATTTTTATAGTTTACTATAAAAGGTGAATTATTTGCTTTATTTTTTTGTGTGCAAAATTCTGCTAGAATATCTAATGCAGCATTTACTTCCGAATCTTGATCCATGGTGTTGTACTGACCATAGCGTTCAACTCGATTTGGTGAGCCAACGTATACATCAGGCAGATAGCTAGAATAATTAGACTTTGCTGGTCCTGCGAGATTTCCGCTACTTTTAGCAGTGAAAGGACTATAGCTTCCATTTGTATTATTACCTGTTGGAACAGGAGTAAAATATTTCTTCCAACTCATTTAGTCTCTTCCCATCAACACTTGCGTAGACACATCGCTACTTCTATTTGCAGCTTTTTTAATATTTGGCGATTGTTCTTGTAATTCTTCCAATATGAGCGTCATTGTAGTATTTAGTGTGTTTAGCTCTGTTGCACTCATGTTCTGATTCATTGATTGAGTGCTAAGATATGATCCTGCTGCTGATTGTGATGTTACTTGCTGTGGTTTAGATCTTGCGCCTGCTCCTTTTACTGTTGTGGTTTGATCTTTAGCTGCTTCATTAATTGCTGTAAGTTGTTCAGCTACAGAACTAAGTGCATCTGCATAGCTTTGAACTTTAACAGCATCCATTCCGTCTTGTATAGTATTCAGTGCAGATTTTAAATTTGGTATGTCTATTATGCTGCTTACTGCGGCTCTTGCACTTTCTAAAGTGTTAGCGGATTCTACACCAGATTGAATCTCGCTTGATGATATAGTTTCATCCGGAGTTGGAGCACTATCGCTACTACCTATCGATTTGCCTTTGCCGCCTAACCAAGTTGGTAAAAAGTCTCTGAAGTTTGGCATTGTAAAATCAAATGTAAAGAATCCTGTTATAGCGTCCCACACTTTTGTAAATTGAGATTTAATACTATATTTTGACCAGTCAATGTCACTAAAAGACGTGCCAAGTTTAGATCCTACATCTGATAAGAATGTTTTTGCAGAAGTATATTTGTCTACAATAGTATTATCAAATGCAGTTTTAATTGATGTTCCTATACCTTTAGCTTTAGTTATTGCATCATTAAAAGCTGAAGTAATAGTACCATCATCCCAAGCAGTTTTAATTGATGTTCCTATACCTTTAACTTTAGTTGCTGCATCATTAAAGGCTGAACCAATAGTACTATCGTCCCAAGCAGTTTTAATTGCTGATCCTACAGCTATAGCTTTTTCTCTTGCAGTATTAAAGGCTGAAGTAATAGTACCATCGTCCCAAGCAGTCTTTATACTTCCTGCTACACCTGAAACATAATTTTTAGCAGTAGTAAATTTGGTTGATATACCTTCTTTAGCATCATCCCAAGTGTTAGCAATAGATGTTCCTATAAGTGCAACATTATTTTTTGCTCTTGTAAAACCATCTGATATACCTTGTTTAGTATCATCCCAGGTGTTAGAAATAGATGTGCCTATACCTTTTATACTATCTATAGCACTGTTATATTTTTCAACTACGGCAGCTTTTCCATCGGTCCACATGTTGCCGATACTTGTTCCCCAACCTTTTATTGCTTCTATTGCAGGATCAAATGCTCCTGAAAAATATGCCGCGGTTCCCATACCTATTAAAGCTGTACCAAGTGCGGCTGCTATTCCAACCGGTCCTGTTAAAGGAAGCAAAAACAATGCGGCTAAACCTGCGGCACCCAGTGCGCCTCCTATTGCAATACTTCCCCAATCGATACTACCAATTAACGAACTGATCGCAGCACCTATCGCTTCTCCTAGTATTTTACCAAGTCCTGCAGAATCTCCTTCACCACCAAATAAACCTGCAACGTCTTTATCTAACACTCTGTCAGTGCCGTCTTTATTTTTTCCTATAACTTGGTCTTTTTTACCGCCAAAGATTGCTGTCTTAAGATCATATGTTGCTATATCTGATATAAACTGTTCTACAGCTTTCATAAGTACAGTTAAACCATCTG